TTATTCGAACCCGATTTTCCCGGGCTGCACCCGCTCCGGCTTGCGGCGGTAGATGCGGTCGGTGACGCGACTGTCGACGTGCGAGAGTAGGGCTCGTGCGTGTTCCAGTGTCTCGGCGTCGCTGGCGCACTTCGCGCGCAGGTCGTGCTCGGTGAACCGCTCCGCCAGCTTCGTTTCCTTCATGATGCGTACCATGAAGCGCTGCCACATCGAGTCCCAACCGCTGACGGTTTCCTTCACCGGATGAATATAGCTTTTGCCCGCGCGTGTGCAGAACAGCAGGTGCTCGACCTTCGTCGACCGAACCGCGATAGCGGCATCCACAGCGGCGCGCAGATCATCGTTCCACTCGTAGATCGTCGACTTCCCTGTTTTTCCTGCCGTCTTGTGCCTTGTCACGTGGATGCCGTCCCCCTTGAATGCCTCGGTTGGGTTTAAGCGGAGCAGGTCGCTCCTGGCCAGGCCGGTGAGCAGTTTGATCCGGATGTAGGCCTGCATCATCAGCACGCTGCCTTGCTTGCGCTTGCTGGGCAGGGCAAGCACCTCGATCAGCTCCCAATCCTCCACGTAGCGCGTGCGTGACGCCTCGCCGTCTAGGCGCACCTCACCCTTGAAAGGGTGGCGATCTATCAGTCCCCATTCCACCGCCTTGGTGAACACATGCGACAGAGCATCGACAGCGCGGTGGGCCGCGATTCGCGTAGTCTTGCGTGACTCGACATACTGGTAGACGTTCTGCGGCCGGATCCAGTCCAGCGGCGCATCGCCGAAGACCGCCTTCAGATTACGCAGCGCACGGCGCCGCTCTACCTGGTGGCGCGGCGACTTCTTCGGTAGCTCCTCCAGCGAGTAGCGGTCGAGCAGCGCGCCGATCGTCTTGGCCGCGTCGACCACCTCCAGACGTTTGGCCCATTCCGCGTAGGCTTCCGGCAGGCTGGCACCCAAGCGGAACTTCCTCTTCCCGTCCCAACGGCTTTCCAGTCCGGCCGGCACCTGGTAGTAGTAGGCGCCGTGCGCGAACACCCAGCGCGCCGGCAGGCCGGCATTCTCCTTCAGTCGCTTCCTAGGCATTCGCCGCGCTCCAGTTTGGTACAAACTCTTTCTTACGGGCCGATGCGGCCGGCGCGCCACCGAGCTCGCGCTCGACGTGTGCGCGCAGCACCAGCAAGCCGCCATCGGCGCGGATTCGGTAGACGATGCCCAGGGCGTTCAGCATGCGGCGCTGCGCCACGCGCGTCTTGCGGTCTGTCATCTCGCGGAGCTCATCCGCATCGAGGAACATGTTGCTCATAAATTATTCTCCAGCGCCGGTAGCGGCGCGATGGTCATTGAGGTTCCTTGGCCAGCGTGATCTCGCTGGCGGGGATGGGAATCGGGCTGCCAGTGAGGTAGACGGTGGTTTCAACGTCGCCACCTGAGAGGCCCGCCTGCATCTGCTGGATGAAGCACGGCCTCCCGTCGTGCATGACCCTCTGCGCCTTGTAGATCGCCCGCAGCAGCATCTGGTCCCTCGTAAATGCTTCGGCGGTGGCGCGCTGCGATACACTCAACTGTGTCTCAGTTGCTCCCATGGCTCCTCCTGTAGGTTTTGGTGAGTGCCTTGTTGACGCTGTGGCCGCGCTGCAGCACGGCCCGCGCCAGGCGAGCGCGGTCATGGTGGCTACTTCCTGATTGGCGCAGAAGGCCAAAGTAGCTGTTGGCGGAGGTGTAGACGTCGGCTGGGTCGATACCGGCAATGCGGCTGATCGCCTCGTTCACGGTGCGCCGCCGCGTACGGGTGTTCCATGGTCGGATGACGTGGCCGACGAAGTCGACGCCGCGCGCCACAGGCTGGAGGATCGTCTTGGTCGGATTGAGCTTCGCATGCAGGCGCTCCGGTAGGAACGCATCGATCCGCGCCAGCGCGCCGCCGAGCCACTGTGGTGACTCGTGCAGCAGCACGAAGTCATCGACGTAGCGGACATAGTGTCGCGATCGCACCTGGTGCTTGGCGAACTGGTCGAGTGCGTCGAGGTAGATGTTCGCGAAGAACTGCGACGACAGGTTTCCTATCGGAAGTCCGAGGTGGGCCGGCTGATTGGTCAGGCGCTTGTGCGGCGGGACGCGGTCGAGCAGCTCGGCCGCGCCGCGCAGCTCATAATCCTCGCGGGGATCATGGTGCAGTACCGTGCTGGCCAACTGCATCCACCAAGGCTCGCTGACACGCGCCGCGATCTGGGCGTGCAGCACCTGCTTGTCGATCGCGACGAAGAAGTTCGCCAGGTCGCACTTCAAGTACCACAAGGGCTTGGACCAGTTCTCGCTGGCGCTCCGGATCTTGGCTTCCAGGCGCTGGGCGGCGTACAGCGTGCCGCGCCCTGGTATGCAGGCGCAGGTGTCGGCGATAAAGCTGCTGTAGAACCGAGGGGAAATCCGGTTGTACAGCAGGTGGTGCACTACACGGTCCCGGAAGTCGGCCGCCCAGACCTCGCGCGCTTTCGGACGCGTGACGACGAAGCAGATGGATTTCCCGGGCTGGTACGAGCCGTCCGCCAGCTCGTCGTGCAGGTCGATCAGGTTGCGCTCCAGACGCTCCTCAAACAGCAGGGCGCTTCGGGAGTTGCGTTTGTTGCGCCGGCAATCGAAGTACGCGACTACCAGCTCCTGCAGATCGAAGTCCGCAGGAATCACATCGTTTTCATCTGCGGACGACACGCACCCGGCCTTCGTTCGACTTGTGGTTGTAGTTCTGGTTGCCATCGTTGAAGTTCTGGTTCCACGCGTTGGATGGGTTGGAGGCGTGCTGCGTCTATTCGTGCTATCTACGTCGCCCCACCGAAGGCCTTGGCCGATCAGCGGGGAAACTGCACCAGGCCTGACCAGACACCGCCGGTTGGTTCCTGTGATGTGCATGGCGGTGGCCTTGTGAGCCAGCGGCACGACCAGATTTAAAAATCGCTCAGACATGACGGCCTTGACGGTCACATAGCGGGCGACGATGCGGAGTGCTTTCGCCATCCACCGGCCTGCCGGCCGACTTTCGCCGTGATGCCGATCGCCTTGGCGTACTGTCCTTTCGAGATCAGCCCCAGGTCAACGGCAAGCCGGAATAGCAGCTCCGTGACCTGGAGCCGCTCCAGCAGCATGTCCAGGTGAGGCACCTTGTCCCGAGCGCAGTTCGCCTTGTAGACGAGTAGCGAGAGGTCCAGACACTCGGCGTTGATCTTCTGGCCGACCGTGGTCTTGTAGTCGCGGCGCATGTTCTTGATCAGCTCCATGGCCAGCAACATCAGTTCGTAGGTCAGCTTGTAGATCGGCAGTTCGGTATGGAGGGCCATATAAATTACTGAATTACTGAATGATTAATCTGCGGACGACACGCACCCGGCCTTCGTTCGACTTGTGGCTGTAGACCTGGTCGCCATCGTAGAAGTACTGGCCCCACGCGTTGGATGGGTAGGAGGCGTGCTGCTCACCCGACCAGTGCCAATAAGGCTCGAACTCGTCCTTCAGGTTGGCGAACAGCAGCGACTGCTCGCGGCGCGTCGGCAGCTCACCGCCGGCATCTGCCGCGAATTTCTTCGCCTGGTCCCACGTCAGTTTTTCAGCCTTGGCCGGCAGCAGAACCAGGTGGATATCCGGGGCACCGTTTTTGCCCAGCAGCAGGCCAGCGTACAGCTCGCCTTCACGCAGGATCTGCGCCAAAAACTGCGCCTTCGCTTCGGGCGCGCCCTGCGCCACAATTGCTTCTTCGGTCATGATCGTCTTTCGTTATGAGAGGTTGGCCGCCGGCCGAGGCGCGGCGGTACTGGGTGCGACAACTGCGGGTCTTGCGCTACCACCAGTTCCAGATCGCTAGGCCGATGAACAGGCCGTAGGTCAAGACGATCTCGATCCAGATGGCACGGCGGAAGTTGTGATTCGGTTTGACGGGTGGCTTAGTCACAATCGCCTCCTTCGGTATCGGAAAAATGGGCATTCCGGAGCGCCACCAGTTCGTAGTACCGCTGCAGGAACTCAGCCTTGGCCTCGCGCGGCGCCAGCGGTGTGATGGGATCAGGCAGCGGCTGGACGCCTGCCAGGCATGCCCACTGCCCAGCACCTGCCGGCATCAGGTCGCGCTGCTCGGTGGCCAGCAGCACCATGTCGGCGGTCTTGATCTCGGCCGGCATCACCGGATTGACGCCGAAGCGGGTCAGGACGGCGTGCTCCACGGCCTTCTCGATCACCTTGTAGTCAGGCAGCATTGCTTTTAGTGGGCGAGATACGTCGCCGATGAAGGCCTCCGCCGCGTCATGCAGAAGCCCCGCCAGCGCATGCTCAGGAGCCACTACATAGCTGACCAGCACCGAGTGCTGCGCCACCGAATAGAACTCGCGCACATGGCCCGTGAAACGGCACACGTGGGCCAGTGCGTGGGCGACGTCCTCGATGTCGAAGACGGAGTCGGCGGGCGTTACGAAATTGAAGTAGTTGCCCGACTGCGTGAAGATGTCCGGACGCATCGGCGCGCCGACGAAGTTGGCGTGGCCGCTCATGCTTTCGCCTCCCCGCCCAGGGCCTCGACCACGTCGGCCATCAGCTTGGCCAGCTCACCGGTCATCAGCATGAAGTCGCCGTCGAAACGCTCGTCGTTGTTCTTGGTGCTGGATTCCTTTTCAGCGATGACGTCCAGCGGCTTGATGCCCTTGATCGCCAGCGACTCGGTCAGCACGAAGGAAATCTTGCTGTCCCAGGTCATCGCCAGGCGCATGCACTGCTTGCCGGCCGCGATGTGGCGGCGCACTTCGTCCGCTTCCAGCGTGTGGCACACGTAGCGCACGGCCGCCTTGCTTTCGCCGGTGGCGCGCAGTTCGGTGTCCATGTCGACCGTGAAGCCGGCCGGCGCATCGTCGGCCTGCAGCCATTCGGTCATCACGCCCACCGGCGAGCGCTGCACGCGCAGGCTTTCCAGCGGCAGCTTGTCGACCGCCTTGAGCAGCAGCTTAATGACTTCGTCGGCCTTGGCCGGGCTGGCGGCATCGACCACCAGCCAACCGTTGACCGGATCGATCCACACGCTCGTAGTGTCGGCAATGCTCAGCGCGCGCGGCAGCAGCTCATCGGCGATCTGTTCCTTGAGTTCCTTCATCGCCTTCTTGCCAGGCATGAAGCCCTGCGCCTCGTTCATTTCCTGTGCGCGCTTCTTGGCCAGCTGACTAACCGCCTTGGCCGGGATCAGCTTCTTCTCGGTCCTCAGGTGCAGGAGCATCTGGCGGTTGACGTTGTGCACCAGGTCGCCGCCCTCGCGCGGAGGAACCCAGCCCTGGCGGATCAGGTCATTGCTCTCAGCTGGCACGTACCAGTGCGGCGCCAGCGCGTCGATCAGATCGGCGGCCGTCATCTGCCAGTTCTTTGGCAGGCAGTAGATTTGTAAGTTCTTGAACCACGACATGGCGAGTCCTTCTCGTTATTTTTGGCTGATGATCTGGTGCATGCGTTCTTCCGCCGCGCCTTGGGCGCGGAGCGCCTGGAGCAGTTCCGCACCGATGCTGGTGTACTCGGCGCGCAGCTGGCGGCTGCGCTGCACGCTCAGGCGGTATGCACGCCGTGCGTTGTGGCGCCGCACCGCGCGGTACAGCAGGTAGGCCCAGCCGATCATGGCTGCACCATTGCCGTCACGCCCAGTGCGCCGGCGTCATACGCCGCATCGATCAGCAGGCCGAGGTCGCCGATCGCTGCATAAGTACGCATGCCGTCGGCAGTGCGCTCGGTGATGAGAAATTTCATGAACGTCTCCATCAGATTGGCGGATGCGCCGCAGGCGGCGCCGAGTATCGAATTGATGAATGACTAAATTGGCAATCTGCGGACGACACGCACCCGGCCTTCGCTCGACTCGTGGTAGTAGTACTGGTTGCCATCGTTGAAGTTCTGGCTCCACGCGCCGGATGGGTAGGAGGCGTGCTGCGTGCTGGACCAGTACCACCAGTCCTCCAACGCATCTGCGCCGCCTTCGCGGAAGGTCTCGACGGTTGTTTGAGTTGGAGTCTCGTCGGCGTAGGCTTCGCCCACCGGCACGCTGCTTGGGTTGATGCCGTCTTCGCCGTCGGCGTAGTTTTCCTGGGCGGTGGGTTTGAAGGCGCGGTATTGCAGCTCCTGCTCGTCGCGGCTCGGGATGTACCAGTCGCTGAACCCGTTGACCGTCAGCGCCATAGCCGCCTGCGCCAGCTCGCTGCCAGCGCTGGCCAGCGCCTCCGTGTTGGTCTGGCCGTCGGCGCGGTGCTTGGCGCCATCGACCATTGCGGGCGCTGACTGCAGCTTGCCGCGCAACTCGCCGGCGGCACCGGCCGTGATCAGCGCGAACTGCTTGCCTTCGACCTGGATGATGCCGGTGAAGTAGCCGCCGCCGAAAGGCGCGCCGATGATGGTGGGAACGGCCTCGGGGGAGAGGGCAGGGGATGCAGCAGCTACAGCAGTGCTCATGGTGTGCTCCATAGGTTAGGCGAAGGAAGCCGGCGCGGCGCGCCGGGAAAGAAAATTACTGAAGGACTAAATGGGCAATCTGCGGACGACACGCACCCGGCCTCCGTACGACTTGTGGTCGTAGCCCTGGACGCCAACGTAGAAGCCCTGGCCCCACGCGTAGGATGGGCTGGAGGCGTGCTGCGTGCTAGACCAGTACCAGGCGGCAGCCAGCGCGTCTACGCCGCCTGTACGGAAGTTCGCGGCGATGGTCTGGGCTGGGCAGTCCTCGGTGTATAGCCTGCCAACGGGAAGGCTGCTCGAATTGGCGCCGTCACCGCTGGTGACGGCGTTGCGCTGGGTGGTGGGCTTGAGGTTGCGGTACATCAGCTCCAGCTCGTCGCGCGAGGGGATGTACCAGTCCTTGTGTCCGCCGATGGTGAGGTCCATCGCCTGCGCGGCCAGCGCGCTACCGGCCGCCACCATCGTTAGTGTGTTGCTGGCGCCGTCACAGCGCGACACCGGCGCGGCAGGGCCGCTGTAGTCGCGATTCCATATGCCGCGCAGCTCGCCCTCGGCGCCGGCCGTGATCAGCGCGTAGCGCTTGCCGTCGACGGTGATGATGCCGGTAAAGTAGCCTCCGCCGTACGGCGCACCGATGGCGCCGGTGAAGTCGGACTCAGGTTGCGCCGATAGTGCGCTAAGGCCCAGTTGGGCGATCAGGTCGGGGGATGCAGTGATGACGCGCTGGTCGACGTCGAGCACGACCAGGTGCTGGCCGTAGCGGTCGGTGTACTTGGTGAGGCCTTCCCACCTTGAGGCGACGGCCAGGCCGGCGATGATGCGGTCACCCAGCTTGGCGCTGTAGGTGCGTTCTTCGGTGATGCTCAGGACTGCGGCGGCTGGGGACATCTTTTTCTCCATCGGTTGAGGATTCGATGGAATTACCTTACCAAAAAGATAAACTTACCGCAAGTTGAATTTACCAAAAGGATTAAAATAATTGTCGACCCGATAGAACTTCAACTATTATGAGGAGCGGGTCAGCAATTCTGGGTGCAAAAAAAACGCCCGCGCATGGCGGGCTGGCGATGAGTGATGCAGGTTACTGGGAAATGGGGAACTTCGATCCTGCCGCGAAGATTCCTATCATTGCTATGACGGTTACGACCAGTGTCATTATGGCAAAAAGCTTGATAAATGTTTTCGCAGTAGGGTTGCTAGCGAGTTCCAACATCCGCGTGACAATATACATTCCTATCATGATGCTAAGTGCAGGGATCATAGAGCTCCTGGTGCGGCAAGGGCGTGCCGATTCGCCAGATGATTATAGGAAAATTGACAACTGGAAATCTATCCAATTGTATTAATCGCTGCTGTTACCCTGCCTGTCACGCACCAGCTTCTTTAGAGTAGAGATTTCCTCAGTCAGCGTTTGTATTTGTGCTAAGACTGGTCCAGCACGTAGGCGGTGATTGATTTCGGCATTGATTGACCAGGCCTGTCTGGCTGCTGCTTCCACCAGCTGCGTATGTAGTTCGGTTGAGATTCGGATGGTGAATGCCACCGTCCCTGTCTCGGATTTGGTTTTTTTCATCGCGCGATGATTGCGCGCCCGCTACGAAAAGTGTTGTTTTTGGTGCGTATTCGCACCATATATTTTGAGAACTGACGGACTGCAGATTTAACATTGTCGAGCTATTGCTAGCTACGATAGCGAGGAGCGGTGGAATTGTTGAGATGAAATAATAATTACCAATGGGTACCGGTGTTACATTCCGCGTATATTGAAGCCATCTCAACAGCCACAAGGAGTCACACGATGGAATGCAGCGATCCGAGACGTTCGGATGAGGATAGGGTGAAGGCGGCGCTTGATCGAATGGACGATGAGGCTGTTGCGGCCATGGCCGACATGATGGAGGATGCCGCAAAAAAGCATCCTCGGCCAGCGTTGCCTGGTCGCCAAAATGTGAACCCAGTTTCAGACGAATAGTTCACGGGAAACATGTTGATCTGCCAAAAACTCGCAGGTCAATTTTTCAGCATTAAATAATCTATTCCTTGTGACAATTCGTTAGTTTGCACAGATACAAACAGGCGTATTGTTGCCGTTCAAATACTTGAATTGCTTAAGATGAACGACAGGGATCGAGCACTAAAAGCTTGGAAAAATTTATCCGATGAATGCCGGGCAGGGATGCTTCCGATGTTACAGGCTATGGCCGTCGCCCGTCCCAGAAGGCCGGTCCTTCGGCTTGTGGTCGATAACGGTTGCAAGGATCTTCTTGGGGGCGTTGTCGGCGGCGCTTTCGATCATCGAAACGCCAACATCATTAGCAATTCTGTAACGCCTAAGGATGGCGGCCTCGCGCTCGTCAATCGCTTTGATGTACACAAGTTGCTCTAAATCCAGGGAATATCGAACCTGATCTGGTGCTGCCGCGCGCGACTCCGAATCCATGTCAGAACCTTTCTGGTGAGCGACGTCCAGCCAGCCTCCTGGCTTAGAAAACGCCGTCTCAATTCGCTTAGCAATTGAGTTTCCAATATTCTTCTTCGGGTTCTTGCCGATTATCTGGCTAACCTGAGACGCATCCATCTCCAGCATCCGGCCGAAATCAGTCGGGCCGCCCACACTATGCGCAAGCGCTCTGGCGTTTTCACGGCGTATGTCTTCTCTCGTCATTTCAGCATCATCCAGTAATTTACCAAATAGATAAATGACCAAAAAGGTAAATTTCGCCTTGCCTTGACTTTATCTTTTTGGTAAAGTCGATTCATGGACATGAAAACCTTTTTGCGTCAATCCACCCCCGAACAGCGCGAAGCGCTCGCTGCGACAGTGTGCTCTTCTGTTGGCTACTTCTACCTCATTGGAGGGGGCCACAAGAAGCCGGGCGCCAGTCTTTGCAAACGGTTGGTGGCGGCTGAACCTAGACTCTCGCTCCCTGAGCTCCGGCCCGACATATGGCCTCCAGTTAGCCCCAGTTCATCGGACGCACCCCTGACAAACGACAAGCTTACATAAGGCGAGATCAAGATTTCTAGCTTGGCCGATGGATGCTTAAGTATCTCATTCAAATAAACCAACTTTGCATTTGTTTAAAGGATTTGCAAATGAATATCCTCGACACCCTGTACAAGACCGCACATGACAGCCCCGGCGGATGCGAGGCGTTGGCGCGCCGCTTGGGCATGTCGGCCCAGGTGCTGCGCAACAAGGTCAATCCGAACACGTCCTCGAACAGGGCGACGCTGGAGGACGTGGATCGCATCCTCGGCGTTACAGGCGACCACGCCGTGCTGCACTCCCTGGCCCGCAACCACGGCTATGTTTGCGTGCGCGTCGACGACACCGCGATTGCCTCCGACACCGCCGTACTCGAACTCGTCATGAAGGTGTGGGCAGCGAGCGGCGACGTCGGCGCCGAGGTGCACGCGACACTGGCAGACGGGATCGTCGAGCAGCACGAGATCGAGCGTGTGAAGGCGGCTGTGTACCGCGTCAACCGCTCGCTGAACGAAATGGTCAACCGCCTCGAAGGCATGGTTCAGAAGTAGCCCAATCACCCAAAGGAGAAATGCATGTCGGATGCCGAAACAACGCTCGACCAGAGCAAGCTGATCGATCACCTGCTCAACAAGATGCACCTGAAGAATGACGCGGCGTTGTCACGCCTTCTGGACGTCGCACCACCGGTCATCAGCAAGGTGCGCCACCACCGCCTTCTGGTCGGCGCATCGCTCACGATCCGCATCATGGAAAAGTGCGACCTGACGTTGGCTGAGGTCAAGTCCTTCCTGGAGCCCGTTGCAGCATGAGCCAGCAGTCGAATATCCAGAGTCCGCCAGCGCAGCAGGCCGTTGATGCGTGGCAGTTTTACCCGGTTCACGTGATGACCCGGTTGCACTACGAAGCCCTGGCCCGCGAAGCGGCAGGCCAGAAATAGGAAAGGCCCGCGTACGAGGCGGGCCTTAGGTACAACAACTACAGAGGAATCTATGTTATCACACTCGCCAACCACTATCCCCGAGGTCGTTCCGCAGTCGTTCCGCACGCAGCAGAACGAACTAGCCTGGTCCGCAATCGAATCCGTGCTGCGCAAGTTCGGCGCGGCCACCACAAAAGAAATCGCGGACGCTATCGGCCTTTCGCCAGCGTCCGCGATCGCACGTCTGCGCGAACTGCGCGAGCTGGGTGAGGTTCGCTTCGGCGCCGCACGCGGCCGCTCGACGATCCGCACCTGGTCGCTGGGTGCCGAGGACTTCATTGAGCGCGCCGAGCAGATGATGCCGACCATCACCAAGGCGACGCAGCTGGGTATCTTCCAGCGCGATCCGCTGGTCGCTGCGCTGTTTGGCGATGGTCAGGCGCGCTGCGTTAGCTGCAATCAGCCGCAAGGTGCTCTACACGGGGAAGGCTGTGTTTTCGTCAGCATCAACATCGATGCCATTCATCAAGAGGTAGCAGCGTGATGCCCGGCGCCGAGGTAATGATCGCTGGGGGGGGGGCACCAGTTCCAGCACGGCCGACTGCGCAACGTGGACAGCACTTCGTTCACGATCCCGTTCGCGCACGTGCAGCTGCGCGGCATCAAGGGCACGTTGCTGAAAACGCGCTGGGCGTTCGTGCCGGAGAAGTACCTGGTGGAGTTCGACGTCGAGGCGTTGCGCGAGCAGACAATGCGCGAGACGGCGGAGAAGTTCGGTCTCGACTCGGCGCCGTACAAGCGACTGCTCAAGCAACTGGAGGCCGCCCATGAAGCGTGATCTGATGACCATGCCGCTGGACCTAGGCAATGAGCTGATTATCGACAACTTCGCCGGGGGAGGAGGCACCAGCACCGGGCTGGAAGAGGCATTCGGCCGCCCGGTCGATATCGCCATCAACCATGATCCCGAGGCCCTGGCGCTGCACGCGATGAACCATCCGCACACGAAACACCTGTGCGAGAGCGTGTGGGATGTCGATCCGATCAAGGTCACGAACAACCAGCCAGTCGGCCTGGTCTGGCTGTCGCCGGACTGCAAGCACTTCAGCAAGGCCAAGGGCGGCACGCCGGTGGCGAAGAACATTCGCGGCCTGGCCTGGGTGACGCTGCGCTGGGCGGCGAAGTGCAAGCCGCGTGTGATCATGCTGGAAAACGTCGAGGAGTTCAAAACGTGGGGCCCGCTGCTGGTAGACGCCGAGGGCAACTTCCGGCCGGATCCGGCGAGGAAGGGAAGGACGTTCGAGAGCTTCCTGCGCCAGCTGCGCGGCCACGGCTACACGGTCGACCACAAGGAGCTGCGCGCCAGCGACTACGACACACCGACGATCCGCAAGCGCTTCTTCCTGGTGGCGCGGCGCGACGGCCTCCCGATCCGATGGCCAGCGCCGACCAATGGTGCGCCGACTTCCGCTGGCGTGCTGGCCGGGAACCTGGCGCCGTGGCGGACTGCTGCCGAGTGCATCGACTGGTCCATTCCTTGCCCATCGATCTTCGAACGCAAGCGCCCGCTGGCCGACGCCACACTGCGACGCATCGCCAAGGGTATCCAGCGCTACGTGGTGGACGCGGAAACGCCGTTCATCATCGGGCAGGGCGGTCCGATCTATTCGGGCAAGCCAGTCTCGGCCGAGCAGCCGTTCGGCACCCTGACGACCGAGAACCATCGTGCCTTGGTCGTGCCCAGCATCGTGCCGGTGACGCATCAAGGCAGCGACCGCAGCGAATCAGTTCACGAGCCGTTCCGCACTATCACCAGCGCGCAACGCGGCGAGAAGGCGCTGGCCGTCGCTACGATGGTTCAGACCGGTTATGGCGAGCGTGACGGCCAGGCGCCGCGTGCGCTGGATATCGAGAAGCCGCTGGGCACGGTTGTGGCCGGCGCCGGCAAGGCGGCGCTGGTGACGGCGTTCCTGAATGAGCATGCGAACTCCACCCACCAGCGAACCATGCCGGTCGATGAGCCGCTGCGCACCATCTGCGCCCAGGTCAAGGGCGGGCACTTCAGCGCCGTCTCGGCGACTCTGGTGGGCGTGGGCGGCAGTGCTGGTGAAAGTCGCCCGCGCGGCGTTGATGAGCCGGCCGCCACGATCACCGCCAAGGGCGACACTGCGTTGGTCACGGCTCACATCACCAAATTCCGCACCGGCGCCACCGGCAGTGATATGAACCTCCCTGTACCGACGATTACTGCCGGGCCCAAAGAGAACCCAGCCGGCGCGCCCCACGCGCTGGGGATCGTCACTGCAAGCCTGATTCACATGGGGCACGGCGAGGGCGCCGGCGGCGGCAAGCGCTTCAGTCACGGCATCCGTGACGTCGAACTGCCCATCAACACGATCACCGCCAGCGGCGCAACGGCCGGCATCGTGACCAGCAACCTCGTGAAGCTGCGCGGCACGAGCAGCACGGCCGGCATGGATGAGCCGTTGCACGCGGTCAGCGCCGGCGGCCAGCACCACGCTGAGGTGCGCGCCTTCCTGGTGAAGTACTACGGCTCGGAGCAAGACCCGCGCCTTGAAGAGCCGCTGCATACCGTCACGACCAAGGACCGGTTCGGCCTGGTGACCATTCAGGGCGTGGACTACCAAATCGTCGACATCGGCCTACGCATGCTGGAGCCGGCTGAACTGTATCGCGCCCAAGGCTTCCCGGTTGAGTACGTGATCCGCGAGATCCCGGACCCGAAGCTGCTGTTCAAGGACGGCCACCAAGCTGATGACGATCCTCTGGCGCTGCCGCGCGTGCCGCTGACGAAATCAGCGCAGGTCCGGATGTGCGGGAATAGCGTCTGCCCGCCGATGGCGCGTGCGCTGATCCGCGCGAACTTCACTCATGAGCGCGAGATTGCGAGGGTTGCGTAAATGCGTGAATACTCAAGAGTAGGCCCAAAATTCTGGATCGGCGCCACCGGCAAGTTGTTGCGTAAGGCTGGTATGGAAGCCCAGATCGTCGCGATGTACCTCATGACTTCGCCGCACGCGAACATGCTTGGGCTGTACTACATCTCCACCCCCTCCATCGCGCATGAAACAGGACTTGGCTATGAAGGGGCTATGAAGGGCCTTAAATGCGCAATCGACGCCGGTTTCTGCGAGTACGACGAGGAAACGGAGATGGTGTGGGTCGTTGAGATGGCCGCGTATCAAGTGGCCGATAAGCTCAAGGCGGCCGACTTGCGCGTCAAGGGCGTACAGAACGAGTACGACTCGCTACCCGAGAACCCATATCTGGCAAGGTTCTTTGCTAAGTATGGCACGCCATTTTGCATGCAGCAGCAGCGTGGCGAATCAGTGATTTCCACCGGTTTACCAGAAGCCCCTTCTAAGCCCCTTCCTAGCCAAGAGCAGGAGCAGGAGCAGGAGCAGGAGCAGGAGCAGGAACAAGCGCAGGAGTCGCCGCGCCCGACTGCCGCAGCCGAACTGAGCATCGTGTTCCGCAAAGCGGGCATCCGCACGCAGCCTGCCGACCCTCGCTTGGTTGCCCTTGCCGAGCAGGGCGTGACATCGGAGACGGTCAGCGCTGCGTGCGACGAGGCGCGCAGAGCAAAGCCCAACGAGATGCTGGGGCTCGGCTACGTCTGCAAAATCCTGGAGCGCTGGGCTGCGAATGCTGCCGCCCTGCGTACTTCCGGCGCCGCCCCTCCATCGCGCACCCAGCACCAGAGCTCGACCGACAAAGCCCGCAACTGGGCTTCACGCATCCAACCGAAGGGGAAGACCGATGGGATCATCGATATCAACGAACGTCCTCGCTGACTCTCAGCCTGGCTACGCTGTCGCTCCGTTGCCTGAAAGCTGGGTCGAGCAGCTATTCCAGAAAATGCTGCTCGACTATGGCAAGAAGTTCACGGACATGTGGGGCAGCGCCGACATGGACGTGATGATAACGCACTGGTCGCGAGAGCTGGGCGCCTACAGCGATGTCGAACTCCAGCGCGGCTGGCAGGCGATGGAGCGCATGAACTGGCCGCCGTCGTTGCCGGAATTTAAGGCACTGTGCCGGCCACCGGTCGATCCGATGGTGGCGTTCCACGAAGCACAGGCCGGCATGCTGGCGCGCGTCGCTGGGCGCATGGGTGAGTGGTCGCACCCGGCGGTATTTTGGGCTGCGCAGCAGCTGGGCGCCGTCGTAACCGATCAGCTGTACTCGACCGTGCGCCCGCGTTGGGAAAGGGCACTCGCCGATAGCATGGCAAAAGGCGAGTGGGCGGCGATTCCCGTTCCCATGGTGGCGCTGCCAGCGCCTGGTCGCACGAGGTTGGCGGATAGCGTGGCAAAGCAGCGCTTGGCCGAACTGAAGGCTTCCGGCGTCCTGAAGCGTGAGCCATCGCCGGACACCCGCTTGGACTGGGCGCGCAAGATCGTCGCCGCTGAGGCGAATGGCGACCGGACGGTTGAACTGTATTCGCTGAAGCTGGCCCAGGCGGCTCTGGAGCGCGGGTGAGTGCTGAGGTCTTCAAGGTGGGCGCGGTCTGGCACTACCGGTTCCAGGTGAAACCATTTCCTCGCGTGCAGCGCAGTACTCGTCTGCGCGACCGCACCGCAGCCGGGCGCGTGGCTGATAAGGCCTATGCGGCGACCGTCGTCCGCGCGAATGGCGGTGACCCGGTGCCGACGCTGAACCAGCTTCTGGTCGACTGGCTGGACGTGCGGGGGCGGCACTCCAGCGCGCACCACATCCGCAGCGTGGAGACGTTCGGGCGTCTGCACACCTACGGTATGGACGAGCTGCTGATCAGTCAGCTCGACACCGACGCGGTCGAGCGCGCGCGCAGCAAACACCTGGCCACGCACAGCCACGCTTCAGCCAACCACTGGCTGCGTGTGCTCAAGCTGCTGGTGCGCTGGGCGGTGCGCCGCGAGATCCTGCCGCGCCTGCCATGGTCGGTGACGATGCTGCCGGTGCAAAAGCGCGTGCGTGCCATTCTGCCATTGTCTGCCGCCATGGCGTGGTTCGCCGCAGTAGATCGCGCCTCGACCCGATCCCCGAGCATTGGTGTGGCAGCACGCCTGATGCTGTGGCTTGGCCTGCGCGAATCGGAAGTGATCACGGCGCGCTGGGAATGGATCGACTGGGAGCGCGGCACGTACACGCCTGGCAAGACGAAGGGCAAGGAGGCCGACGCGCTGAAGATGATGCCTTGGCTGGTCAACTACCTGACACCGCTCCGTCAGTCGGAAGGCTTGATCGTGTGCCGGGCAGATGGGAGCCCCTACGGCGCCGGCCTGGCGCGCCGTGCCATTCGGGTAGCCAACGCGACATGCTCGACCAAGGGCATTACCCCGCACCGCCTGCGCGGCACCATCGCCACGGTGATGAGCGAGAACGGCGCCCCCATCCAGAGCATCCAGGCCTACCTGCGCCACAAGGACGTTCGCACGACCATGGCCTACCTCGAAAAGAACACAGACCTGATCGACACCGCACAAGCAAAAATAGCCGAAAAAGCGGGTTTAACATGGCGAGAAAGTGGCGAACGACCTGAAGGCGAGCCTTATAGAACCTGAATGTGCAGATTATTGAGGATCATCAGAAACAACCCAGCCCGCCGGCGCCAAAAAGCTGGATGAAACAACCGCAAGACCGTCAAAACGAGAGGAATACCATGCTGCTGCGCGTGAAAAAACAAGATGTCCAGTCCGATTCGTGGGTGCGCCCCGATCCGCTCGACTACTGCCTGGCCGTCTGGAAGGAGTGGATGGCCAGCACCGGCCAGCGCAACCTGGGCGCCCGCATCATGGGTGGCTTGGTTGGTGAGACCGACGGCCACGGCCAAGACCTGCACGAGGCTCAGCATAGCCATGACATGCAGGTTGCGGCCGCGACCGACGCGATGATCGACAGCCTTGACCGCATCCATGTGTGGGCTATCTACGCCAGCTGCCGTATCGCCACCGCCTGGCGATTCCCCAACGCCGACCTGCTGACGACAGCCGCCGCCGCCCGCGCCGAACTGATCGTCAAGTTGAAAAAAAATGAGTGCACTCGGAATCTTTTCTGATATAGTGCACGCACACGGGGATTCGTTCGCCCCGAGAAAAGTAAGCCCGCCACCGCAAGGTCGTGGGCTTTTTGCATTGGCGCACTCATTTCGTGAGGCCGGCATGACGCAGACGACGCACCCATCAAAAGAAATGGTCCGCAGCTACTTGGACCACAGGATGCATCAGCGCGTGGAGCCACCTCCGGCCATGGAGGAGATCCGTCGGCAATTGGGGTGGCACTTGCTGCCAGAGCCAAAGCGACCAGACTACTGCGCCGAGGAATGTGATGCAAATGATCCACCGGCGTGACCTGATCCTGCGTGCAATCCGCAACGGTGATAGGCGCCGCCTCGACCAGATCGCCGAGCGACTGGCAGATGCTGAGCGCGCACTACAGATACTGCATGCCAAGGGCTACGGCGCCACCGGAATGACAGCTAGCGCGACTGCCGCGCAGGTGCCGGAGCGAAGGTGAAGAAATGAAACTGATATTGAAGATCGGCGCTGGCACACTGGTGATGCTGGGCAGTTGGTCAGCTTCAATCGCGTTGCCTCACGCTGCTTGGTGCCTCGGGGCGATGGCCGCTACGTTGTACGCAGTCATCACTAGCGAATGAGTCGACTGCAGACGCTTAAGCCGCGACTCGGCACTACGCCAAGCAGGCTATCCATTATCCAGCCTGGCAGCTGGCGCACCGACAAACAGAGCAGCACTGCGCGCGGCTACAGCTACAAGTGGCAGCAGGCCCGCGCCGGCTATCTGGCGCTACATCCCTTTTGCGCTTACTGCTTGCGTGAGGTCGGCATCTGCTACGACCAAGAGGCTGTGGCAATTGGCTTGCAGTGCACCAAGGCCGGCATCGGCCTACCGTACGCGCAGCTGGTCGATCACGTGATTCCGCATCGCGGCGATATGAAGCTGTTCTGGGACTCGACTAACTGGCAGTCGCTGTGCTCAACGCACCACAGCCGCGACAAGCAGCGCGAAGAAGCTGGAGGCTGATCGGTGGCCGTGAGGTGCGATCGACGCGCCATGGGGCTGTGCCGATGCGGCAGCGGCATCAACGAACGGGCCGCGAGGCCAAGAGGGGAGGGGGTGGTCGAAAGTCTGGCCGCCCGATCCGTCTAGACCGCATGGTATCCCACGCGCAGAAAATTTCTCCCCTGGAGGGTAGGGTTAATGGAATTAACAGGCAAGCGGAGGGCCTTCGCGGACGCCCGGCTTGCCGGAAAGTCCAACAAGGATGCGGCGATTGCGGCCGGCTACAGCGCCAAGACTGCCGGACCGGCGGGCTCCCGGCTGGCGAAGGATCCGGCCATCGCGGCTTTCATCGCGAAGTACCAGAAACCGGGTGAGAAGGCTCCACCACCACCGCCAGCGCCGACGGCGCCGTCGTTCGACGTCCAGGCTGCGATCATGCACTCGGACCCGAAGAACTTCCTATTGGTGGCGATGAATGATCCGGCCGCGCCGGCCAAACTGCGCGTCGAGGCAGCCAAGGCGCTGATGCCATTCATGCACAAAAAGCCCGGCGAGACCGGCAAGAAAGAGCAGCGCGATGTCGACGCCAAGAAAGTTGCTGGCCGGTTCGCATCGGCGGCGCCGCCGCAGCTCAAAGCCGTAAAGTAGGGACAGAAAAATGGAGTGGTCAACAGCCTGCGTCGACTGGGCCGACAGGCTTGTGGCAGGCGCGTCGATTATCCCGCCGCCGATCTTTCCGCCCCAGGCCGAGCAGGCACTGGCGATCTTCAAGGAACTTCGAGTGGTCGATCTGCCCGGCAAGCCGACTTTCGGCGAGTGTAGCGAGCAGTGGGTGTTCGACTTCGTAGCCGTCATCTTTGGCGCCTATGACGCGGACACTGGTCAGCAACTGATCCGCGAGTATTTCCTGTTGATCAGCAAGAAGAATACGAAATCGACGATCGCCGCCGGCATCATGTTGACGGCGCTGATCCTTTGTTGGCGGGAGGAGGAGGAGCACCTCATCCTAGCGCCGACGAAGGAGGTCGCGGACAACAGCTTCAAGCCGGCCGCCGGCATGATCCGCGCCGACGATGAGCTGTCGGCCCTGTTTCATATTCAAGAGCATGTACGCACGATCACGCATCGCGTCAACCGGGCATCGCTCAAGGTCGTGGCGGCCGACACCGACACGGTGTCGGGCAAGAAGTCGGGCCGCATCCTGATCGATGAACACTGGCTGTTCGGTAAGCGTGCCAACGCCGACGCGATGTTCATGGAAGCCACTGGCGGCCAAGTGTCGCGGGACGAGGGGTGGGTCATTTACCTGACCACCCAGAGTCAGGAGCCACCGGCCGGAGTATTCAAGGAAAAGTTGCAGTACTACCGCGACGTTCGGGACGGCAAGATAGTCGACCGCAAGTCGCTGGGCGTGATCTATGAATTTCCGGACGAGATGGTCAAGGCCAAGGGCTACCTTGATCCCGCCAACTTCTACATCACGAATCCGAACATCGGTCGTTCCGTCAGCGCGGTATGGCTGGAGGATCAACTGCGCAAGCAGCTGCACAAGACGGACGGATCGCTGCAGACGTTCCTGGCGAAGCACCTGAACGTCGAGATCGGTCTGAACCTGCGCACCGACCGGTGGCCGGGTGCCGATTTCTGGGAGGCGCAGGGCATCGAGGCGCTGACGCTGGACCAGTTGTTGCGTCGGAGCGAAGTTGCGGTGGTCGGCATCGACGGCGGCGGCCTGGACGACTTGCTTGGCCTGGCGGTGATCGGGCGCGAGCGAAAGACGCGCCGCTGGCTGCTTTGGATACACGCCTGGGCGCACAAAATCGTGCTGGAGCGTCGGATGGAGATCGCGCCGGCACTGCGGGACTTCGCCGCCGATGGCGACCTGACCATTGTGGAGCAGCCCGGACAGGACGTCATCGAGGTGGCGGACATCATCTGCCGCGTGCGTGACGCGCGCCTACTGCCGGACGAGAAATCGATCGGTGTGGATCCGGCCGGCATCGGCGATGTGGTCGACGAGCTGACCGACCCAGACGTCTCGCGTGGCTTCACGATGGAGCAGATCATTGGGGTATCCCAGGGATGGCGGTTGAGCGGCGCCATCAAGACAACCGAGCGCAAGATCGCCGGAAAGGAAATGGTCCACGGTGGTTCCCGATTGATGGCTTGGTGCGTCGGCAACGCGAAGGTCGTCCCGTCCGGCAACGCCACGCTGATCACCAAACAGATCTCCGGCACCGCGAAGATCGACCCGCTGATGGCCGTGTTCAACGCGGTGTCGCTGATGTCGCTCAATCCCGAAAGTAACGCAATCGACCAAGGCTTCGTCTCCCTCTGATGATCAATCCATTAAAACTGCTGGCCACCTTGCTCGGGGGCGGCCAAGTCGCACCCGTCGAGAACAGCACGACGGTGATCTCGTCCAGTGATCCGCAGGTCATCGCACACCTGGGCGGCTCCAGCGCTTCGTCCGGCTACGCCGTCACGCCGGATAGCGCGATGCGCGTGTCGGCGGTCTACGCATCCGTGCGGCTGCTGGCCGGTGCGCTGGCGTCGATCCCGGTCGCGCTATACCGAGAAAAGGACGGTGTGCGCGAATCCATCAGTCCGGAACTGTGGTGGCTGTTGAACGAGGAGCCGGCGCCAAGCTGGACAGCGGCCTCGATGTGGGAATGGGTGATGTTGTCGATCTGCCTGCGCGGCGACGGCTATGTCGAGATCCGACGCGCCGGCCCGGCCGTGAAGACGCTGCGTCCGCTACATCCGGACCGGGTGGCCGCGCGCAAGGTGGGCGACTACCTGCTGTACACGGTATGCGAAGAAGACGGCACCCTCCGCGCGGTTCACCAGGACGACATGCTGCACTTCGCCGGCTTCGGTTTCAACGGCGTGCGCAGCATGTCGGTGATCCAGTGGGCTGCCTTCCAGTCCATCGGTGTCGCGCTGGCCGCCGACACGTTTGCAGGCAGCTTCTTTGCCAACGGGGCCGCGCCTAAGCACGTTATCAAGACCGCCGGCCGCATGGATGAGGAGCAGGTGGAACTGCTGCGCGGCGAGTACAAGAAAAAATACGCCGGCGCAAACAACGCCGGCACGCCGATGGTGCTGACGCAGGGCCTCGACCTGAAGGAAATGAGCATGACCGCCGACGACGCGCAGCTGCTGGAGACGCGCAAGTGGCAGGTGATCGACATCGCTCGCGCATTCGGAGTGCCGCCGCACCTGATCGGCGCCCAGGAAACGACCAGCTCCTGGGGTACCGGCGTGGAACAGACCACGCTCGGCTTCATCAAGTTCGCGTTGCAGCCGCACATCAACCGCGTCCGGCAGGAGCTGAACCGCAAGCTGTTCCGCCGCGCTTCGCCGTTCGCTGAACACAAGATGGAGGCGCTGCTGTCGGGCGACTTGAAAGCCGAGGGCGAGTACATGCGGCAGTCGGTCGGTGGATCACAAGGCCCGGGCTGGATGACGATCAACGAGATCAGGAAAATCAAGAACTTGCCGCCCGTTGAAGGCGGCACCGCGCTCTATCGCCCCGAAAAGCTGGCTCAACCCGCCAATTCCCCCAATAAGGACACCAATGAAGAAAATAGCCCAGCTGCTGCGTAACGGCGCAGGCGCCGTGCCGGCGAAGATCGTCGCCGAGGGCGAGCCGGAGGTGCTTTACCTGTACGACATCATCGACCCGTATTGGGGTGTCGGCGCGGCGCAGTTCAACAAGGCGCTGGCGGGCATGAGTGGCAAGAAGGTCACGCTGCGCGTCAATTCGCCCGGAGGCGACGTGTTCGATGGCCGCGCCATGGCTGCCGCCATCGCTCAGCACGGGGACGTGCACGCCGTCATCGAAGGCCTGGCTGCCAGCGCAGCCACCTACGTGACGGCCGCCTGCGCCTCGGTATCGATCGCCGCTGGCAGCTTCTACATGATCCACAACGCCTGGACGATGGCCTACGGGAACAAGGACGACTTGGTGAAGACGGCCGAGCTGCTGGGAAAAATCGACGAATCCATCATCGACGACTACGTCAAGAAGACAGGCAAGGCGCGCGACGAAATCATCGCCTGGATGAATGCCGAAACCTGGTTCACAGCGGACGAGGCCGTGGCCAACGGCTTCGCCGACAAGGTCAGCGACTCGGCCAAGGTTGAGAACAATTGGGATCTGAGCGCGTACAACAACGCGCCGAAGCCACCGCCCCGCGACGACGCGGCGGACTGGGAAGCGGTCCGCCAGCGCAACGCCAATCGCCTGCGCCTCCACGAAATCGGATAACGCACTCGCGCAATCCACCTCCAGCCGCCCCGAGCGGCTTTTTTTACGCCCGTAGAAAGGGAAACGCAATGAAATCGATTCAAGCACTGCGCGAGGAACGTCAGCTACTCGCCAAGGAAGCCCGCAACCAGATGGAGCAGAAGGGCGACCGCGCCTGGACCAAGGACGACCAGGCGACCTTCGACGCCCGCGCCGACAAGATCGATGCGCTGGAAACCGAAATCACCGCACTGGAGCGGCTGATGAAAATCGAGATCGAAGACCACAATCGCGACGTCGAGAACTTCCGCCGCAACCCCGGCGCGCTGGCTGAGAACAAACCGCGCGCGCTGTTCGAAAAACTGCTGCGCGAAGGCCCCCAGGCGCTGAGTCGCGACGAAATGGTGGAAATCCGCAACACCATGTCGACGACCACCCCATCCCAGGGCGGCTATACGGTACAGACCGATGTAGCCAAGGAGCTGATCGACGCGCTGAAGGCATACGGGGGCATGCGCGGCGTCGTCTCCAGCATCACCACCTCGCAAGGCAATCCGCTCGGCTATCCGAGTTCGGATGGCACGTCGGAAGAGGGCGAGTGGGTAGCGGAGAATGTTCAGGCGTCGTCCGCCGATCCGTCGTTCGGCACCGTTGGCCTGAACACCTTCAAGGCAAGTTCGAAGATCATCACCATCCCGATCGAGCTGCTGATGGATGCCTCCATCGACGTCATCGCGATGGTCAACAAGCGCATCCGCGATCGCCTGGGCCGCACCATGAACAAGGGCTTCACCACTGGCACCGGCACCGGCCAACCTACGGGCTATGTCACCGCCGCTGGCGTGGGCAAGGTCGGCGCCACCGGTCAGACTGTTACCGTCACGTACGACGACCTGGTCGACCTGCAGGAATCGATCGACCAGGCGTATCAGGACGCCGGTACCTGCCGATTCATGATGCACCAGCAGACCCGTAAGGTGGTCCGCAAAATGAAGGACGGCGCCGGCCGCCCGATCTGGTCGGAGTCCTACGAGGCCGGTATCAAAACCGGAACGCCAGCCCAACTACTGGGCGCCGATGTCACCATCAACAACGACATGGCACAGCCGGCCGCCAACGCGAAGACCATCGGCTTCGGCGACTTCAGTCGCTACATGATCCGCGACGTACTGGACATCATGCTGTATCGCTTCGATGACTCGGCCTTCGCCAGCAAAGGACAGGTTGGCTTCCTGGCGTTCTCGCGCGCTGGTGGAAATCTGCTCGACGCCAACGGCGTCAAGCTGTACCAGCATTCCGCAACCTAAGCCAGTCAAGCAGCGGCGGGGTGTTCCCGCCGCAATTCCATCGGAGAGAACATGAGCAAGAACCAACCTAAGGCTGGTAGCGCAGCCGCGCCTGATGGCGAAGTGAAAGCCCGCGTCTTGATCGACTGCGACCTTGGTAAGTGCAATGAGGTGGTGCTGGTCGACGCGGCGCTTGCCGAGACGATGGGTGACCTGATCGACACCGACCCTGCCGCCGTCGCATACGCCGAATCCATCGCGAAAGAATAATCATGACCATCCGCCTGCTTTGTGCCTACGACAAATATCCGGCAAACGCCATTGTCACGCTGGATGCCGGAACCGAAACGGGCCTCATCACGGCAAATCTCGCCACCGCTACGCTGACCGGTGGCGTCGTCTACTTCGCTCCAGTGCCAGTGATCCGTCAAGCCAAACTTCTGTTTGGCGGCGGCTATGTGACCGTCAAGGCAAATGAGCAGGCGAACGCCCAGTTGCCCGAGGGGCAGGCACTCACTGTCACTGGCGCGGCGAACACCACCGGAGCTGTACAGCGTGTCGATGCATCCGGCGCCGTCCTGCAATCGTGGGTCATTGGCTCCGGTGCGTTGCCGCCTATCGGCCCGTTCGCCGGCTCGCAGCAGTTCCAGGTTTACTGTTCCACAGGTAACATAAGCGCGACAGTGGGAGATGCAGTAGTGGGCACTGCGCTCGCTGCCAATGCCCCAGCAAAAGGCCTGAAAACGGTCTTCTGGGGGGATAGTGCAATGGGCAATAGCGCTTTCCAGACTAGCGTAAGCGCGATTGGTGTGTGCACGCAAACCAACGGACTGGCCACCGCACATATTGTCGCTCATGGATGCTACAAGGGCGAGCCGATCAACATCGTCAACAGCGAGGACACGTATTGGTACGGCAAGCACACGGTGTCTACAGTTATTGACGCGGACAACATCCAATTCGCAGTTGATTCGCGGGCGATTCCGGATCTGTACAACTCGAAGACGGCTGACGGCATTGCAGTTCCTGCCATCATCCTGAGCCATCAGCACGGCAAGAACAACCCGGCGTTGCAATCCATGATGTTGGCCGGGGTAATCCCTACGGACTTCGTCAACTTGGGCGCAAATACGCAGACCGCGCTGTCGATGGCTTGGCACATCGAGCGCGATCTGGCTGACTACCCTGATTATGATCTGTGGGTGTGCGCTACCGTAGGTGCGAATGACGTGCGCGCCAATGGCGGATCCGGCAATCTGAAAAAAGCGCTCGACAACGCCAAGGCCCGCCTGCTCCGCTTGAAGCAGGCGGGTAAGCGGGTGCTGTATCTCGGCTGGCAGCCAAATGACGCACGAGACAGCGGCAAGAGTCCACCGTGCTACCAAGCCGATGGCGTGACGGCATTCCCATCGAACACAGACACTGTGGCCAAATGCACGGCCCGTTTTCATCAGGAGATGGGGGCGTGGTGCGTTGAAAACGGTATCGAGTATTTGCCGCAATATATGGCATTGGTCGACCCCGCAAGCGCTAGTGGCTACGCCGTTACCGGAACAACCGCCAATGATCTGCTGGCCGATGGTGTGCATTTCGGTAAGCGCGCCGCCTATAAATTCGCAAAGCAACTGGGTGCTCCATGGTTTAAATCCATCTTCCCTGGCCGGGCGCTGCCTTTGCCCGCATCACTGATGGACCGGCAGCATGACACAGCAGGGGCCGTCGTCAACCAGGCGTCGAATTACATTATCCGCAATCCACTTTTGTTGACGGTGAGTGGAACTGCGGGGCTGGCAGCCGACTGCGCGATTGGTGTAGCCTTCGGCATGCCAGCGGTCGTGAGTTTTGCGCTGAATCCGCGCACGCTGGCTACTGACGGGGATGCCCTGGGTAATAACCAGCGAGCGGTATTCTCGACAACGGTTACCTCAAAGGATCAAGCCGGCTCCCTGACGTTCACCGTTCCGACGGCTGATATCAAACTCGGCGGGAAGATACGGGCCTGCGCCCACGTGCAGTTCAGCGGCCTCGCCAGTTTCGAAGGCTACCGTATGTATTTGAGTATCGTCACGTCCAACTACGGGACCATTGCAGTATCGGCCACTGTGTCCGAGGGCACTAGCACGGACGTGAACAACTTCGACGACACCGAGGTGATCAGCGAGTATCCGTTCACTCCGTGGGCTTTCATCCCGGCGGACGCAGCTATCACCAGTGCGGCCCTGGTCGTGCAGGGCTATGTGAAAGCGGCGTCAGGCGCCGGCACCGCAGGGTTCATCATCGACGTGGGGCGCCCGGGCGTCGAGAGCCGCGTGGTATGAAGTGCTTTGCACTAGTCTTGTCAGTACTGGTTTCGGTAGCTAACGCCGATCCGCTTACAGACATGTCCATTCAGCGCGACGTTGTCGCCTACCACTTGGCGCAAGGCGAGAGTCGCGCCGAAGTCTGCGCGGTCGTCGGGCGTTGCTTCGACCTGCACTGCATCGACACCGGTACCGAGTTCGTATTGACGCGTGGCCGCGGCGCCGGAATCACCTACCTGGTGACGATTAGCGCAAAGGAAACGCAATGACCCTGATCGTTGAAAACGGCGCCGGCCTGGCGAATTCGGAGATCTGCATCTCGGTGACTGAAAGGAATGCTACATGACCAAGCTCCGCACCGTAGCGCCTACTGTACTAGCTGTGACTCTGGTCGATGCTAAGCTGGCACTGCGCATTGATGGCGATGACATGGACGCACTGGTGACCATATGGACCAAGGGCATCATCGGCGCGCTGGAGCATGAGGTTGGCCAGTGCATGATGGAGCAGACGTGGGAGGTCCGTCTTCCTTGCTTCCCCGGTGTGCCATGCTGGGAGATCGGGAGGGCGGCACCGCGCCAAGTATCCGCTGAGATCAGCTTACCCCATCCAGTACTAAGCGTCACCTCCGTCAGCTACATTGACCAGGACGGCAACACACAGCTGTTGGCGCCATCTGCGTACCGGATCAACCGCACGCGATACACCAGCACGCTGTCGCCAGCACGTCATGCCACCTGGCCAGCGACGGCTGAGGATTGCGCAGCCGTTGTCGTGGTGCTGCAATGCGGCTACGGTGACAGCCCGTCAAAGACACCGGAGGAAGCGCAGCTATACATTTTGGCAAAGCTCGCAGAGCAGTTTGATCCGGCCTCGCGTATGGAGCGCGACACAGTGCAGTCGGCATTCGTCGACGGGCTGCTGGACCGTTGCAGGAGTTACGCATGAGTCTGGCCGCGCTGCTCGACAAACGCATCACGCTGCAGGTTCTGGGGCTGGAGCAGGACGAGGCTGGCCAGCCCGGCGCCGAGGGCTGGAAGAACGTCGTGATCGAAGGTGATGGCAAGGTGTGGGCCGGCATCAGAGACCTGAGCGGCCGTGAGCTGATCGCCGCAGGCGCCGAGGAGAGCGTTGTTCAGACCATCATCACCATCCGCCACCGCGCGGGGATCGCCGCAACGATGCGCGCCTTGCACGGCGCCCACATATACAACATAGAGGCGGTGCTGGGGCAGGATGGCCGTAGGCTGCAGCTGATGTGTTCGAAGGTGCTGGCGTGACGTTCAGGGTTGATACCAGTCCGCTGGCGGAACTGAGCGCAAAGCTGCGCCTGCTGGGGCAGGTGATTAAGGAAGAGGTTGCGCTGGACGGCGCTGCCGCCATGGCGAAGGTCATGTACGACGAGGTGCGGCTGCATGTCAGCGTCTCAGGCAAACCACACAAATTTTACGGCCGCGATTCTGTTCGGACCGGGGTGACATATACCTTTCAGCCGGGGAACCTGCGGGACGCCATCTATCGAGTGTTTTCGCGAGACCAGTCCAGTGATACCAGAAAGACCTATCAAGTGAGCTGGAACCACCGCAAGGCGCCTTACGGATTCATGGTCGAGTACGGGACCGCGCACGCCGCCGCCCAGCCGTTCATGCGCCCATCGCTGGCGCGCATCCCCGACGCCATCGCCGCAGGTAAGGCGCGTATGGGTGTTCGAATCTCCGCTGTCATGGGGGGTATATGAGCCTGGAGGGACTGATCGCCACCGCGTTGCGACCAGTCGCCGGCAGCCGCGTCTATCCGGACTTGGCGCCAGCGGACGCGCAGCGGCCCTACATCACATACCAGGTGGTCGGCGGCAGCGCCGTCAACTATGTCGAGGCCTCCGTGCCGGACATTCAGAACGCCCGCGTGCAGATCAGCGTCTGGGCTGACACCCGCCTGGCCGCTTCCGATGTCGGCAAGCAGGCCGAAGATGCACTCAGGCTGTGCCTTCCGCTGCGAACGACCGTCCTCACTGCAAGACGCTCACTGTACGACCCGACCGAGCAGCTTCGCGGCTGCATGCAGGACTTCGATTTCTGGTACTGAGCAACACAACCTAGCCCTTCATGGGCATTCACCGCAGGCCGCCAAGAGCGGCCTTTTTTACGTCCATCGAAAGGAAACACCATGCCACAAGTCCCTACGGGCAGTACCTTCTTCGTCGCTACGTCCTTCGGATCGGCCCTGACCACCACCAACGTGAGCAATGCCACCGAAGCTGTCGTGACTTCCGCCGCGCACGGCCTCGCCAACGGCGATATCGTCGAAGTCACCAGCGGCTGGGGGCGACTGCAACTGCGTGCATACCGTGTCAAATCGAGCGCCGCCAATACCTTCGTGCTGGAGAACGCTGACACCACCAACCTGTCGTTCTTCCCCGCCGGCGGCGGCGTAGGCTCGGTGCGCAAGGTCAACACCATGCAGCAGATCACGCAGGTGATGAACCCGAGCGCATCCGGCGGCGAGGCGAAAAAGGTTGTGTACAAGTACGTCGAATCTGACGTCGAGTACTCGATCAACGATGGCTTCTCCGCCGTGTCCCGCTCGTTGGAAATTGACGCGGACGCTATCGGCACTCCTGGCTACATCGCACTGAAGACCCTGACCGACGTGCAAAGCAACACCATCCTGAAAACCATGACCAAGTCGGGCAGTTTCACGCTACTGCCTTGCACCGTGGCGATGAACGAGGAAGTCATCTATCAGGACGGCCAGATCAATCGCGTGAAAGTCGACTTCTCCGGCAACAACAAATCCACACGGTACGCATCGTAATCCGTTCTCCGGCCCGCCTTGGCGGGTCTTTCCATGCCCGCTCGGTCGCACCTTGTCGGGTCTTTTTATCCTCGATGAAAGAAAAATATGAGCACCGCAAAAGTAACCCTCGGCAATGCGCCCAAGAGCTTCAAAAAATCGGTCTCCATCGTGCTGCTGAGCGGCTCCCTGGCCAGTATCGACATCAACTACATCTACCGCACGCGCTCGCAGTTTGCCACGCTGATCGACGAAAAGATCAAGGCTGATGTCGCTGCAGAGGACGCGGTGGTCGCTGCCGCGAAGGCGGCTGCAGCCGATGCTGAACAGAGCAAGGGCGCGGCCGCACCCTCCGAGCCGGTCTCGCGACCTCCAGCCAAGACCGTCGCCGAGTGGTTTAAGGAAGCCGACGAGGGCGGCGCCAAGTTTGTCCTGAAGATCGCCGATGGTTGGGACCTGGACGATCCGTTCAATGAGAAGTCGCTGCTGCAGCTGGAGGACGAAAACCCCGGCGCGCTGGCGGCCATCGCAGCCATGTATCGCCAGTCGGTGGCGGAGGTACGGGTAAAAAACTCGTAGAGCTTGCAACGGCCCTTTATGAGCGTATGCCGACTGCGGAAGAAATTGAGCAGTCGGGATTTGCGCTGGAGGACTTTGCAAGCGATCCGGTAGACGTTCTGCCCGATAACGAGCCGGTATTCCTGCTGTTTGAGGAGATGGCCACGCAGTGGCGCATGGGCATGAACGGACCGACCGGCCTGGACTACAACGTCATGTATCACAAGATGAGCCGGATGTCCCTGTCGGACGAAAACTACCGGCTGATGGAGTTGGACATCAGGGTGCTGGAGAGCCACGCCCTGGCCGCAATGCACCGCAAATAACGCCGCCTTGAGCGGCTTTTTTTATTGGACAAGTGATGACAGATACGATTTCCGCCGGCGTCATCGAGATGTCGGTCGGGACCAGCGGCGTCGACGCGGGCCTCGCGCATATCGATGGCGGCGTTGCGCGTACCGGCCGGAACTTAGCCAATCTCGGTCAACAGGGTACCGCCGCGCTGGATAGTATCGGCGCTGGAGGTGCCAGTGCAGCGGCGCGTGTCGACAACACCACCCGCAGCCTAATCGGGTCCGTCGAGCGCGCGACTGCCGCGCTGGAAGCCGGCAAGAAGTCCGGCGCTGACTACTTCGAGACTCTGGCGCGTAATCGCGGCGCCGACCTGACCCAGCTCGCGCCGTTTATTGCCCAGCTGCGCGAGGTGGAAGCGGCCCAGGTGCGCGCTGCTTCCGCTGCGAACGAGACGCGGATTGCTCAGGAGGCGGCCGCCGAGGCGGCGCGGGCCGAGTCGCTGGCACAGCGCGAAGCTGCGCATGCGCTGGCTGGCCGCGACAACTTCCTCGCCGGACTGCGGGAGCAAATCGCGCTTTATGGACGGTCGTCGGAAGAAGTGCTGCGCTACCGCGCCGCCCAGGCCGGCATCGCGCACGACGCTGACCCACTGATCGATCAGCTACACGATCTACGCACCGCGCATGAACAGGTTGCTGTGGCGGCGCGCGCCGAGGCGCAGGCTCAACGGGAGGCAGCGCAGGTCCAGACGAATCAGAACTCCTTCGTCGCAAGCCTGGAGCAGCAGGCCAACGCCATCGGCCGCACCCGGTCGCAGCTTCTGGAGATGCAGGCCGCCCAGCTCGGCGTCACCAATCAGGCCGCGCCTTTCATCGCCCGCTTGCGCGAGGCCGAGGGCGGCCTGGGGCGTACGGGCGCGTCGGCGGCGCAAACCGCCGCCGCGCTGCGCGGCGTGCCGGCGCAGTTCACCGACATTGTCACCAGCATTCAGGGCGGCCAGGCACCGTTGACCGTGTTCCTGCAGCAGGGCGGCCAGCTTCGCGACATGTTCGGCGGTGCCGGCCCTGCGGCCCGTGCGCTGGGCGGCTATATCGTCGGCCTCATCAATCCGTTCACGCTGGCCGCCGCCGGTGCTGCTGCGCTGGCGATCGCGTACCACGAAGGCAGTAAGGAGGCCGAGGCGTACAACCGCGCTTTGATTATGACAGGGAATGCCGCAGGCGGAACGGCGAATCAACTTGCCGATGCGGCCCGTAACATCGGTAAGGTGGCGGGCTCACAGCACGAGGCATCTAGCGCGGTGGCCGAGCTGGCCGCCACAGGGAAGGTGGCTGCCGCAAGCCTGCAGAGGTTCGGCTTGGAGGCCGTCGCCTCGCAGCACGCGCTCGGCAAAAGCATCTCTGACACGGTCGAAGAGTTTGCCTCCCTTGGGCGAGACCCGGTCGCGGCCCTGGCTAAGTTGAATGAAAAATACCATTTCATTACAGCGTCCACCTATGCACAGGTAAAGGCCTTGAAGGACCAGGGCAAGGCGACCGAAGCGGCTCAAGTAGCGCAAGACGCATTCGCTAATGGGTTGAATGGACAGCGCGAAAAGGTATTGGCTACATTGACCGACTGGGAACGCGGCTGGCTCAAGATCAAGAAAGCTGCGCTCGGTGTTGTGGATGGCACGATTGATCTGGCGCTTGGCCGCGAGGCAACCAATTCTCAGAAGATCAACGCCCTATTGGCCGAGCGTGAGTTGATCGAGAAGCGAATAGGTGTTGCGGTTCAGAAAGGAGACTCGGATAAAGAAAAAGGTTTCCGGGCCGACCTGGATCGCAATAAGCAGCAGATCAATGGCCTGCGTGCTAAGACGGACGCGGATAGGGCGGCAGCGGCCGCTGAAGCCGCGTCCGCAGCTGCTGGTGAGGCCCGGATTAAGTGGTTGGATGAAGGTGATAAATATTTGTCGCGTGGCGCGCAGTTGGAGCGCGACATTACCAGGGCTAAGAATGATGGCATCGCCGCCGGCGTTTCTCAGGCCGATATCGAGAAACGTATCGGCGAGATCCGCAAAAATTACGCCGACATTTATAACGATCAGATTGACGCCCAGATCGAGAAGATCAAGCAGCGTGCGGCCATCGAGCAAGAGGTCGACAAGCGGACCGGGCTCTCCTTGGCCGCTGCACGCGCCACTGGTCTGGCATCGAGTTATGACCTGGACATCCAGTATGCCGAGAAGGTTGCGGCGCTAGATCAGGCAGCGCTGGCGCGCGACAGGAAGGGGCTGCTGGACGAGATCGAACTCACCAAGCAGAAAATAAACAGCAAAAAAGCAATCCAAGTTCTGAACGATCAGATAAAACTGCTCGACGAAAAGTCGTTGACGCGGAAGGCGGAGCTGGAGAAGCAGATCGCTGATCTGGACACCAAGAATACGCGCCAATCCGCCAGTGATCTGGCTGATCTTGCCGACAAGCGCGTATCGGATCGGGATGCCTTGCTGGCTCAGATGCAGGCTCAAGAGAACGCGAACTCCCTCATTGGTGCCAGCAAGGAGCAGATCAACGCTTTCAACAAAGCACTGGTGAACGAGAGTGCCACGCGGTTGGAGAGCCGGGCGGCCATTATTGGAGGCAACGAGGCGCGCAAGGAGGAAGCCGACGCGATGATCGCCAGCGCCGCCGCGATGCGCTCACTGGCACAGGCGCAGGCCGACGGGCTGCTGAAGACCGAGCGCTTTGACCAGCAGAAAAAGCTGTGGGAGTCGATCGACCAGACTGCGCACGACACGTTTGTGAACATCTTCGACAACGGCAAAAACGCTTTCGACCGGTTGCGCGATACGCTCAAGGCCGGCCTGCTCGACCTGCTGTATCAGATGACGGTCAAGAAGTGGATCTTCAGTATCGGCGCGCAGGTCACTGGCTTCAGCGGCTTGGCCGGCGCTGCGCAGGCATCGAGCATCACGGGCGGTCTGCCCGGCCCTGGCGGTGCGATCAGCCTGCTGCAAACGGCCAAGGGTGCCTACGATGCGATTTCGAATGGCTTCGCCGGGATCTCCAACTCGGTAGCGGAGGGCGTCCAGTCGGGGATCAACATGCTCGGGCCAAACAGCGGATTCTATTCGAGTGCAGGCTCCGGCATGCCGCTGTCCTCGCCAGCTTCCGCCGCCGGTACTGCTGCGCAGTATTTGGCCGGCGCCGCCGCCGGCAAGATGCTTGGCTCCGCCATCTCGGGGCAGTATGGCATTGGCGACCACGGCAGCGCGGTGGTGAATATCGCGACGGTGACCGGCTCACTCTTCGGTGGGCCAATCGGCGGCGCGATCGGCGGCGCGATCGGGGGCTTACTCAACCGCGCCTTCGGGATGGGATCCAAGGACATCACGGCGCAAGGGATCAACGGCAGCTTGGGTAACAGCGGCTTCACGGGCCAAACTTTCCAGACCTGGCATCAGGACGGCGGCTGGTTCCGCAGTGACAAAAACGGGACCGATAACACGCCCGTGGACACAGCCACCGCCAAGTCGCTGGGGGATGCTTACGCTGGGATCAAAAAGGCGTCCACGGGCTTCGCTGAGGCCCTAGGCATTGATGCCACGTCCATCCAGAACCGCACACAGTCGTTGAACATCGCCCTCACGAGCGATGCAGCGGAAAATCAAAAGGCGATCTCCGACTTCTTCGTTGGGGTGGGCGACACCATCGCCAAGGAACTGGTTCCGGGGCTCGCTGCCTTCTCGGCATCTGGCGAGACGGCCAGCACTACGCTGCAGCGAATTGCTGGGGACTTCAGCGGCGTGGAGGCGATCCTGACCACTATCGGGAGGACTTCCGAAACCGCTTTCGGCGCCGTCGGTCTGGCCTCGGTCGAGGCGCGGGAGCGTCTGATAGCTGCCGCCGGCAGCCTCGATTCTCTGTCCAGCGGCACGGCGTACTTCGCCCAGAACTTCCTGTCTCCGGCCGAACAGATGGCGCCGATCATTGCGAACGTCAAGAAGCAGCTTGCGGACCTCGGTGGCGCCAGCGTGACCACGAACGATGACTTCAAGCAGTTGGTACTGAGCCTGGTGGACTCCGGGAAGTTGGCGACCGATGCTGGCGCCAAGCAGTATGCCGCCCTGCTGCAGCTCGCGCCGCAGGTCAAACAGGTGACTGATTACATGGGCACCCTGAATGGCGTGCTTGCCGAGGGATCTGCCGTCTTGAGCGAACGGGCCGACCTTCAGAAACGGTACGACCAGGCCACACTATCGTCTGACCAGTTGCAGGCGCAGCAGCGTGCGGCGCTCGACCCCAGCAACCGGGGGCTGTTCGATCGGGTGCAGGCTGCCGAGGCAGCGAAGTCTGCCTCGGACGCATTGAAGTCGGTCAACGCCGGCTACCAGCAGCAGATCGATGAATTCATTAAATCCACCATGTCCGTGACTGAGGTGCGCGCCCTTGAGATCAGGGGCATGGACGACAGCACCGTCGCACTGTACGACCGCCTGGCCGGCCTGAAGGCGGAGTCGCTGGCTCAACAAGCTGCTGCCGCCGCGATACAAAAGGCACGAGACTCGGCCACGACGGGGCTTCAGGCGCTGGGCAACGCGCTGGTTGACTCCATGAAGAACGCGGAGGCGGCCGGTAAGTCGTTGAACGATTTCGCTCAGTCCCTCTTGCTGGGTGACCTCTCCGCGCTGAATCCCGAAGACCGGTACAAGGAGGCGAAACGACAGCTGCTGTCTTCGGACTTGGGCGATACGGCCGCTGCGACTGCATTTCTGAATGCATCCAAGGCCCGTGACGCCGGTGACTTTTCCTACTCGCGCGACTTCGCCCTGGTGCAGTCGCGGCTTGCGAGCGCTGCGTCAGCTCAGTTCAGCCTGGCTGCATCGATTCCGGCAACGTGGGCTCAGATGTCGCAGTTTTACCGCGAACAGATGGCGCCCGGCTTCTCATCTCCAGCGCAAAACCTTGTGGCTGCGTCGACCAGCTCAACTGCGAATTCGGGTTCTGTGGAAGACGCTTTGATGAAGATGGGCGAGAAGGTTGTCGCGGCGCTGGCGCCGATCGCTACCAATACCGAGAAGGCCGCGTCGGTGCTTGACCTGGTAACTGAAGGTGGCTCCGCCATGCTGGTGACGTCATGACGGCGATCCTGAGTTTCATTGCCCCCCTGGCGATCACGTCGGGCATGGTGGTCAGCAGTACGGCTATGAGTCACACGTCCGGAGAGTTGGAGTGGGACGCCTCGACGTCTTATGCGAAAGGCACGGTGGTCTTTCGCGCCACGCTCGGCCGTCGATACGAGAACCTGATTGCCGGCGTGAACAGCGGCCTGCCGGAAGACAGTGCGGATCGCTGGGACGATCTGGGCGTCACGGACAAGATGACGATGTTCGACGGCGAGGTCGGCACGCAGTCGATTGCGGACGGCACGCTGACCGTAGTGTTCCGCCCTGGCGCATTCAACGCGTTGTTTCTTGCCGGCCTGGAGGGAACGCACCTTGACGTCACGGTCCGGGACTATGTGGGCGGAACGGTGCTGCTCAGCTACTCCGGCTCACTGGAAGGGTCGCAGCCGGACGACTACTACGAATGGTGCTTCGCACCTTTCCGGCAGAAGACCGATTTCATCGCTTTCGATATCGAGCCATATGGCCGGTCCGAAGTCTCCATCACGATCACCAATCCAGGTGGCGTCGCGAAGTGCGGCATCGCTTCCTTGGGCGACCTGAAAGAGCTGGGGCCGACGCTGTCCGGCTTGACGGTCGAACCCAAATCATATGCGCGCGTGACGACCGATTCTCGTGGCAAGACCAGTATTCGGAAGGGTAAGACGGCTCGCGACATGTCCATCGCCGCCCTGATCCCGCTTGCCGATGCGGATCGTGTTGTTGATGCCCTTAGCACCGTGTTGGGGACTCCGATAGTGGTCATCGCATCGAATTCTGACCAGATGCAGGCGGCACGTGTGTTCGGCCTGCCCACTGGAAAAGTCACCTATCCAGGCAACCAGTTCGCCAATCTTTCATTGAACGTCCAAGGAATGATCTAATGTCTATTTCCCCTCCAGACCCAATTTCGGCGGCGCCGTTGCCGGCCCCGGTGCGTGGCCAGAAGGCGACGTTTTCTGATCGCCTCGACGCGTTCGTGACGTGGGTGACAGGAAGCGTTGCGCAATTTTCAGCCAGCGCCGCCAACGCGTACAACAATGCACTTGAGGCCTATAACTGGGCGCAAGTGGCCTTGAGCTCAGCGTCGTCGGCGTCCAGCTCAGCCGCCGCCGCTGCCGCATCAAGTAATGCCGTCAAGTGGGTAAGCGGCACGACGTATGCCGATGGCGTTGTGACGTGGTCTCCGATCACGCGCTTGTCATATCGCCGCAACGGCGCAGGTGCCGGCACTACAGATCCATCGATCGATACAGCAAACTGGGTTCTGCAGCTCTACACCCTGGGGATCGGTGGCGCCACTGCGGCGGGCAGCGTCACCTTGCTGAACACCTCCGGCGGCGCGCTGCGGGTCGCGCCGACTGGGCCCGGCTATTTCGTAACGTTGCCGGATGCGACGACGATGGTGAAAGGTGCGCTGGCTTTCACCATTCACAACGCAGGCACCGACGATTACGGCGTGCGTGACTTTTCTGGCACGCAGCTGGGCTGGATTCGCGCAGGGAAATGCGCGGTAATCGGTCTCGCCACCAACGCGACCGCCGCAGGCCAATGGGTGCCATGCAACGTAGAGAAGCTGGGTGTGACCGCAATCCTCACCCCCGCCTCAATCTCAGCTGGCAACGGGGGTGGGGTGCTTGAGGCGATCCCGCTCGACGCTACGCGGACGCTGCTGTTGTTCGGTACCCTCTACGCTGCTGTCTATGACTCCTCATCCCAAACCTGGGGCACTCCGGTGCTTGTCCGGGCGAGCGTCCTGTATGCGTGTGCGGTGCTTTCGGCTGCCAATCAGGTACTGGTCGCCTCCTGCCCCGGGTCGTCCACTTCGATCCAGGTTGTGGCGCTCTCTGTTTCGGGAGTCGCCATTACCGTGAACGCGGCTGCGACGGCATCGGCGCCGGCCGCAGTATCCCAGATGGATCGATTGGTGGCCGTCAATGGTGGGTTCGCATTCTCCTACTCCTACAACGATGGGAGCGGTACGCTGGGATCTTCGGTACGTGGCGTATCGTTGAGCGGCACGACTCCCGTCATCGGTACTGAGCGGAACTTTGGCAACGTGGAGGCGCTGCCGCGTCTTTTCGTGACCGGAACAGTGCTCCGGGCCGTAACGTACTCCAGCAGTTCAAACCTGAAGGCTCAGCCTTATAGCCTCGCTGGTTCGACGCTGACCGCCGGTACCGCTGCAAACACTACGTCGTCGTCAACATTTACATCTCAGCTGTGGGCCTTCATCAATGGCAACGGCAACTTGGTGGCTCGGTACATAGACGGAGTCGGCATCACTGCTGCGGCTGTATTCAAACTGACGGGGACGACGGAAGCCGTCAGCACCGTTCAGTTGCTGAACGTCCCGACCACAACATGCGCCTACCTGGAGGTGTCGGCAGGGAAGGTAATTTTCGTCACGGACGGGAACACCAATAACTCTGCCAGCTGGAACATCTTGACGGATACGGCAGGTACAGCCTCGGCCGGCACACAAGCGTCAACAACGCTGGCCTCGTCAGTTTCCTATCTCGGCGCCATCGACGTGTCGGGTACCACGGCTCGCTTTACTGGAGGAGTCTCGGCATCATCTGGAATCCCTGCGACTTTCATCCTTACTCTGGATTGCTCCGGTTCTTCTGGTGTTCTGCAGGGGCTGCAAACCGCTGCCTATATTCCATCCGTGAAAAACAATAGCCGAAATGGTGTGCGAAATGGAGAGAAGTTGGTGGCGGGGGCGAGCACGTATGTTTTCGCAGACGCATCAACGGACGCCAACCAATCCAAACCGTATGACGTCATGTTCGGCCCGCGCGGAGTGGTGCAGTCGATAGCCTTGGGTGTCGCTCAGAATGTTAGTCGGCCTGGCAATGCGGCAAACGAAGCGTGGGCGGTGGGCTACATCACTTCGACGTCGCCGATCTATATCAAACGAGTGGAGGCTGCAGCATGAACCTTTTGAAAACTGAGGTTGGCGATTTCGGCCCCTTCTTCTTTTCGGCGCGACAGGAAGGCGGCTGGCTCTGCGACGGCGTCCTCTATCCGGACAGCGTAGTTGGGGGTGGGGAACTCGTCCAGGTGATGCACGATGATCCGACCCCCTGATGTGGGCCCAGGCCCTGAAGAGTCACCGTCCCTCCCTCCCGATCCCGGCGCCTGATAGCGCATCTGAAAATCTCGCCCCTTGGGCATCTCACGAAAGGTCCACATGACTGAACCAGTCTCAGCCACGGCAGCAATTCTTGCCACCCTCGTAAAATCCGCCGTCGCGTACTTGCCTGGAGCAGCTGGCGCGGCTCTCTCACTGAAGTTCCTCGGCGGCGAGCTGGGCGTTGGTCAAAAGATCACGTCCTTCGCCGTTGGTTTCGTCTGCGCGTGCTACCTGGCGCCGGCGGCCATCGACCTGTTCAGCATCCAGGGCGGTCGCGTGCATGCTGGCATCCAGTTTCTGGTCGGCCTGTTCGCGCTGGCCACCTGTCGCGAGCTGTTCGTCGAGATCAACAGTGCCGACCTGATCGGCTCGTTGAAGCGGCGCTTCCTGGGAGACCGCACATGAACGCCCAGACCGTTCAGCAGCTGCTCACTGTCGGCGTGCTTGGGGCCTGCGTCTGGGGTGTTCTCAATCCCAGTATTCGCACGCGTACCATCGGCACGCTGGCGCTTTCCCTGATTGGTATTCTTGCCTTTGTGAGCCTGATATGACACTCGACCAACTGATTCAAATCATGCCCCTGGCCCGCCGTCGTGCGGGTCTTTTTTTAGATGCCATCAATGCGGCCATGGCAGAGTTCGGCATCGATACGCCGGCGCGCCAGGCGTCGTTCTTGGCGCAGGTGGGTCATGAGTCCGGCCAACTGCTCTATGTGCAGGAGCTGGCCAGTGGCGCGGCCTACGAGGGGCGCAAGGCTCTGGGGAACAACGTCGCGGGCGACGGTATCCGCTTCAAGGGCCGAGGCCTGATTCAGATTACGGGCCGCGCCAACTACACTGCAGCCGGCGCCGCGCTGGGCCTTGACCTGGTGCACTACCCAGAAATCCTTGAGCAGCCAGCGCATGCCGCGCGTTCGGCGGGCTGGTTCTGGAAGACGCACGGGCTGAACGCATTGGCAGATGCTGGCGATCAGGTTGCTGTGACGCGTCGGGTGAACGGCGGAACGAATGGCCTGGCTGACCGGCTGGCGTTGTTTGCAGTGGCGCAGAAGGTACTGTCGTGAGCGCGCTCGATGGGGTGATGGGCGCCGCAGGCGGAGTGGTAACGGGAGGCCTGTGGAAGGTCGGCGCTATCGTGCTGGGCGTACTGCTGATCGGCGCAACCTGCGGCCTGGGCTTCGAGTGGTGGCTGGCCTCGCGTGATCGCGACGTCGCGCGCGCCGACCTGAGGGCGGAGCAGGGCGTCAACGCCGCGCTGCGCGCTGGCATCGATACCCAGAACCTTCGTCTAGCGCAGCTCGGTAAGGAGAAGCTGGCGGCCGAGGCGCGCGGTGTAGCGGCGCAACAGCTGGCCGCCGCGAACGGCAAGCGCTTCGACGGCGCGCTGGCTAAGCTGGCTGGCGCGCATGCCGCCACGTGCGCCGAGGCGATGCCCGCCGTCAACCAACTACTGAAGGATGTCCGCCAATGAAGAGAAACCTACTGCTGGCCTTGGCGCTGGCCGGGTGCGCGAGCGCGCCGCCGGCGCCGCAGGTCATCGACGTTCCGGTCTACGTGTCATGCGTCAAGAGCGAGACGGTGCGGCCGGATTACGAATTCGGCAAACTTGGCCTCGATGCCGCCGACGGTGAGAAAGTCTTGGCGCTGGCGCGGGACTGGCCACGCGCCCGGAAATACGAGGATCAGCTGGAGGCCGTTATTGCGGGCTGTCGGTAGTTTGATATACTGTGTTTTTATACAGGTACAATCATGCCGCAAGATAACTTTAAGCCGCCTTTGACCACAGAGCAGCTGCGCGCTATCGGCCTGCGCCGCGATGCCGCCGACGTCATCCCGCTGCTTTGGGAGATAAAGCGGCTGCGCGCGCTGGTTCTGCGCGGGGATCAGGTCGTTCGGCGAATCATCCACGGCGATTATCTGGTGGAGATTTTTAAGCAGGAGCTACTCGGCGAACCCGTCCTTGAAGAAGAAGAGCTGCGGCGCGCATCTGTCGACCTGGGAGCCAGACCTGACAGCGCCCGGGCCGATCGGGAGGAGCGGTAGGTGTTTCTGCTCGTCCTCAATAGTTTGGAATGTCATGTTGCAACAGAAGGAAAAGGGTTGCAAGCTTGAACTTGCAACCCTTTGATTTCCCTGCGGATGCTGTAGGTTGGCTGATAGGGCTCATCCCTGGCAACAGGAATCACAATCCTGGTGCCGCACACCCTACATCAGGTGATTGGCGCATCACCGTGCGTGCTCCAGTTATTCAGCAGCCACGTCGTGACATGCGCGTGGCTACGCTGGTTACCGGGCAGGTAGCGGTGGATCAGACGTTCGGCTTTTTTTGCCACTAAGCCAGTGTCGCTGCCGGACGACGTGTTCTCATTAGCGAACTTGTTCACAAAGTACAGCACTTCGTACCATTCCGAGCGGTTCAGCAGGGCACTGTCCGGTGCGTTACGTTTGCTTGGGTCGTCGCCTTCGGTGACGCCTGGCGTGTAACGGAACTGCAGATCGCTCTTTTTCAGCGGGGTGAGGCGGTGATCGGCCATGGGGCCTCCCATTCAATTTGCCGGGATCAGAAGGGATCTGACCGGCCAGCGACCCTTACTTTGTGGTGCAACAAACAATTTCAATGGTGAATTCGATATATTTTTTCAGCAACTTCTTGGCGGGTTATTGGGAAAAGTTGACCCATTTGAAATCAATGACTTAGGTGATTGTCATTCGATCCGAAATAACCCACTTGCTGGGTCGTATGTCATTGATTTTAAAATGAAATAGCCGCTTGGAACATCTGACTTCTAAGCTGAGGGTCGCAGGTTCGATTCCTGCTGGGCAGGCCAGTCTTTCTTCCCGATAAGTTAATTTTGTCGTCTTGATATTTTTTCAACGACGAGAGCTTTGCTCATGGCGAGCGAGGCGGCGTTATCGCCTGCTCAGGCCCCCTGTCGGCCGCCCTCCCTGAGCGCGACAGCGCGGATTGTCGTGGACAATCTCAGAAAATTACCCCCAAAATTATTTTCACCTAGCACAATATAGTGCGCCATGGAACTTGAAATATTTTCATGATGATAGGCTTCCGTCAATATACATTGCGTATTTGTAATGATAATTGCGCGATATTCAGTGTTCCCATGTGATACATTTTGATACATTGCGTTACTAATGATTTAAGACCGCAAATACTCTGAATTCGTCCATAACACCTCGTCATATTGATTCCCTCCTCATGGAAAATCTTTTAATCAAGCTCAAACCGCTAAATGAATTTCTGGCGAGTATTAAGCTGCGTATTGTCCATAGAGCCCTTCCACTGATAATAAATGGGCGCGGCCACATGCGTTTGCTCAGGCTCCTGTCAAGCAATGGCCTTGCTTCCTTATCCAGCCTGCATCCCGACTTGAAGTATAAATATCTTCGGAGTAATTATTTATTTTCTTCCTTATCGATCGGTGATGCGCTGGGTATCGTCTTTCATCACTACCGTGTTTTTTCCGGAAAAATATCGGCTGAATTCTTTCCGCGCTTATTTAGGGATAAACCATTATTGTGGAGTTTGAAGCAAGAATCTGGTGATTTCGGAATTAGAATGATGTTCCCCCATGATTTAAAGCGTCCGCAACGGATGCTCGATCATGAAGGCGACTTGGCGCTGGTATTTGAGGCCGACAATTTGCCGATCTACGTGCTGTGCATGACCATCGTTCCCAATGTCGTTGCAAGGAAATACTTCCATACTGTCGATAACAAAGATGTGATTTTTGTTGGGCGCGTGCAAGGCGTGCCGGGGGAGTTCGAGAAGGTGAGGGCGGCAACCAAACGACTGCATGACATCACTCCGGCGCGTTTGCTTATCAGTGCGACGGAAGCGGTTGCAGAATTATTCGGCATCGAAACGATAATAGGCGTCTCCAATGGCGAGCAATTATCGAAGAGAAAAGACCACGATGAGGTGGAATGTCTTTTCAACTACGATGCATTCTGGACCAGTATAGGCGCGCATGCGACGCATGGCGGACTGTTTTCTTACCAGTTGCATGGCTCCGAAAAGCCGATTGAAGAAGTCCAGCAAAAACATCGTTCAAGAACGCTGGCGAAAAGACGCTTCCGGGCTGAAGTGGTGGCGACGCTGGGAGATAGCTTCCGTTACGAAATGGCTTGCTCCGCGGTCAAGGCAGTTGAGCAAATGCCGGCAACGCAAGCGGCATAAACAAGCGACATAAACAAGGGCGGCGCGGTAACCTAGATCCGGTCCGTTTCGCGCCGCACCACACGTCCGATGATGATACATTCACCCTCGCGGCAGCTCTTGCGGCGATGGCGTTGCTGGTCCTGGTTGTCCGAGGTCAGCCACCAGTCGCCGCGGTCGCGCGTCAGGCGCTTGACCACGGCCTGGCCTTCGTAGTTGACGGCAAACACCACGCCATCCTCCATCGCCGTGTCGGCAGTGTTGATAATCACCAGGTCGCCCGCGTACAGATTGGGCTCCATGCTCTCGCCCTTGACCGCGATGGCGATCAGCCGCTCCGGGATGTAGCCGTGGCGGTCGGCCCAGTTCTTGGAAACGCTTAATTTGCTGCCGTCGTAAATCTCTGGAACAGTTTGAAAGCCCGTCATACCTGCCGATAGCTGAAGTTGCACTTTGCGGATTTCGTAAAAATCTGGATCGCCTGCATCCGCCACCACCACCTGCCGATACTCCCGCTCGACGCCGCCGCTGCGCGCGCGCGGCTCGCGGCCTTCATGTAGCCATTCGAACCTGACATTGCAGGTCGCCGCCAGCTGGGCCAGCGTCTGCGTCTCCGGGCCTTTCTTGCCCACGCCCTTGAGTATGCGGTTGATCGTCGGCTGCGGTACGCCGGAGGCGCGCGCGAGGGCGCTCTGGGTGGTGAACCCAGCCTCTTTCATAGCTTCATCGAGTCTGCTTGCGATATCCATGGCACGAACTATACGCGCATGAATAAAAATCCGCAATAATTTATTCATTCAGGTATTGATTGCCTATCCATTCGCGTATATTCTGTGTCCATGAATAAAAATATTTCGAATTTCCCACGCTCCAACCACCTGCCCATGCCGCTGACGCCGGGCGATTGCGACCTGCGCGATTTCACCTTCATGCCGCTTGATGTGCTGCGATTGCGCGACAGTGACATCTCGGCCATCGTCAGCGGCGACGAGTTCCGCGCCGCCGTGCTGCTGTGGTGCGCATCGTGGCACCAGATCCCGGCCGCCAGCATTCCCGACGACGACGTGGTGCTGGCGCAACTGGCCGGCTATGGCCGCGTCGTCCGCGAGTGGAGCAAGCTGCGCGCCGGCGCGCTGCACGGCTGGATCAAGTGCGCGGACGGCCGCCTGTACCACCCCATCGTGGCGGAAAAGGCCAACGAAGCCTGGCAGGCCAAGCGCGCCCAGCGCTGGAAGACCGAGTGCGCGCGCATCAAGAAGCACAACCAGCGTCATGGCCAGGACGTGCCGTTCCCCACGCTGGAAGCATTCCTGGCCGACGACGGCGCACCGCTGTCCCGCCCCTGTCCCCCGGGACCGGACTTCCAAGAGACAGAGACAGGGACAGGGACAGGGACAGGGACAGGGACAGGGAAAAGTTTACCAGCCAGAGCACAGGCCGCAGACGACGCTCCACCGCCGCCCATGTCCCGCATCGGCGAACTGTGTCGGCGATTGCGCCAGCTCGGCATTGCCGCCGCGCCAGGCTTGTTCGCCAAGCCGGGCTGGGGGCCGGTACTGCAACGGCTGGACGACGAATTCATCGTCGCCGTGGTGGCGCAAAAGCTGCGCGCCCATCCCGGCGAACATTTCAGCGCCGCTTATTTCCTGCCGGTCTTGAGCGACTTGATGCGCAACCCCGGCAAACCCGCCCAACCATCTTTCGGAGGAACCCATGCAGAACGCCAGCGCGTACTTGACCAACTCACGGGCCGCCACGGCGGCGCCGGCGAACACCACACCATCGACGGCCAGGCCCGTCTCGTCGGATAGCGTGGAGCGCCTGTTCGCCGAATTCGAGCTGCTGTACGGCAGCCGCCTGGCCGACCTGTGGCGCGGCACCGATGTACGCGGCGTCAAGGAGAACTGGCGCAGCAAGCTGGCCGGACTGTCGGTGGGCGAAGTGCGGCGCGGCGTTGCCGCCTGCCTGGCCCGGCCTTGGCCGCCGACGCTGCCGGAGTTCCTGCAACTGTGCCGGCCGCCGGCCGACGCCGAGTCGATGTTCGCGGAAGCGCAGTGCCAGGTCAGCCGCCGCGCGTTCGGCGACGACCACTGGCCGTGCAAGGCGCTGTACTGGGCCGCCGTCGAATTCACCTTTGCCGATCTGCGATCGCTGGCCTGGCAGAACGCCCGCGCCCGCTGGACCCGCATCCTGACCGCCAAGCTGGCGCACGAGCACGAACTGGCCGACGTACCGCGCCCGGTGCCCGCGCTGCCGGCGCCGGGACAGGCGCTGACCGATGTCCACACAGCCCGCATGCGGCTGCAGGAAATCAAGGCGCTACTGAAGAACAACCCAACCAATACCAGCAACACTTAAGGAGTACAGACCTATGTTAGTAATCGCAGAAGAAGCACTGTTCAGCAGCGCGCACGCCGCGCTGGTTTTCGCATTCAATTTCTCCGGCCAGCAGTACGACAAGTCCATGATGGCGCGCATGGCCTCGGGGCCGACCAAGGAGGGGAAGGGCCTGGGCGGCCTCGATGGCGCGGCCCAGGCCGGCATGATAAGGGCCGAGCTCGACCGTCTCGATCCGATGCTGATGCACATCCTGATCGCGCGCGTGGCGCCGCCCGCCGTGCCTTGCGATTGCGGCCGCAACTGCTGCGCAGGCTCCAAGCCGAACAAGGTGTGGGTCGACGCCATCCTGTTCCTGACCGAGCGCGCGCTGGGCGAGATGTCGGGCCTGCTGTCGCACTATCTGCTACGTCGTGGCATCATCGAGCGCTGCTTCGGTATCAAGCACAACCTGGCCGACCTGGCCGACCAGTGCGGCGTGCATCGCGATACCGCCAGCGCGCACAATGCCAAGCTGGTGCGTTGGCTGAAGGGCGCGCCGGCCAAGGGCCGCATGCCTGCCGTCAGCGGCGCCGAGCACAAGGCGTGGATCGCCGTCGGCGAACTGCTGCAACAAACAAAAATGATCGATTTTTAAAAAAGTGCTTGACCGTTCCGCAAAACACGCGGAGAATAGGTCTAACTTTGATAAGTTCAAGAAGTACGTCAAAAACCCGCCTAGTGCGGGTTTTTGCATTTCTGCGGCAGTTTTTTCCTCGCGCCGCTCCCTCCCTTTCTTTTCTGGTGAACCCCATGGCCGATCAAACTGATGTCGCCCAAGCGCTGGTGGCGGCGATCAGCGCCGCCGTTTATCCCAACGGTACCGGCGCTGCTTCCGTCACCGGCGTTACCGCCGTGATCTACGCCGGCTGGCCCAATGCCGCCACGCTCAACGCCGACCTGAGCGCCGGCAAGGCCCACGTGTCGGTATTCCCGACCGCCACCGAACGCGTCACCCAGCCGGCCTGCAGCGAATGGATGGCGCAAGCCATTCCAGCCTCGACGCTGAGCCTGACGGTAGGCGCCGGCACCGTGACGGTGGCGGGCACGCCGGCGGCGGGGCAGAACGCTGCTGTGCTGGCGGACGGCCTGCCGGTGGTCTACGCGGTGCGCGCCGGCGATACGCCGACCGCCGTCGCCACCGGCCTGGCCGCGCTGCTCAATGCGCAGCGCCCGGCCAGCAATGTCGGCGCCGTCGTCAGCGTGCCGGGCGTGCGCAAGCTGGTGGCGCGGGTCGGCGTCGGCGGCAGCAATATGCGCGTGCTGCGCCGGCAGGAAAAAGTGTTCCAGATTTCGGTCTGGGCCAACAGCGCCGCCGCGCGCGATCCGCTGGCCGCCGCCATCGACGTGGCGCTGGCCGGCGCCTGGCGCGTCGCGCTGGCCGACGGCACCAGCGGCACCTTGCGCTACAAGCGCAGCGTGCAAAACGATGCGATGGAAAATGCCACCGTTTTCCGTCGCGATATTCTCTATGCCGTGGAGTACGCCATCACGGATAGTGCCAGCGCAACCCAGATCGTCGCCGAGCAGCTCGGCGTCGCGATGCAGTTCGCAACAGGTGGGCAGTACGGCGCGACAACGCTGTATTCGTAACGCCGTCTTCCACCTGCTTTCTTGCCCGCCATGTGCGGGCTTTTTTTATTTTTAGGAGGCTTACATGCCGGTATCACAGCAAGGCGCCATCAACACGACGGCGCTGATCGTTCCAGATCTCTACGTACAGATAGTGCCGCCCAGCGTGTCACTGCTGAATGGCGTGCCGACCAATGTGCTCGGCATTGTCGGCACCGCCCAGTGGGGCCCGGTCAATTCCGCGTCGCCGGTGGGCAGCACCGCTGACTATGCGCGCATCCACGGCTCGCTGCAAAACCGCAAGTACGACATGGGCACCGCCCTGGCGGCGGCGGTCCAGCAGGGCGCCGCCAGCATGCGCTGCGTGCGCGTGACCGACGGCACCGACACGGCCGCCACCGCCGCCATCCAGTCGGCCGGCATCGCCGCGACCGGCTCGGTGGCGTTCACCGCCAATCCGGCGGCCGCCACCACGCTGACGCTGGCCGGCACCGTGGTGACCTTCGTCGCCAGCGGCGCGGTCGGTAACCAGGTCAACATCGGCGCCTCGCTGAGCGCGACGCTGGCGACGCTGCTGGCCTTCCTGCAGGCTTCGCTGGACGTCAACATCGACAAGTTCACCTTTGCGCTCAATGCCAATACGCTGAACCTGGCGGCGCTGCTGCCCGGCGTGGCCGGCAATACGCTGACCGTGGCCACCAACGTGGCGGGCGCCACGGCGTCCGGCGCGACGCTGGCCGGCGGTGTGGCCGGCACCCCGGCGCTGACGCTGAGCGGCAAGTACACCGGCTCGCTGGGCAACAGCCTGCAAGCGACCATCGCCGCCGGCAGCCAGACCGGCACCACCAAGGTGACGCTGGCGCTGTCCGGTTTCGCGCCCGAGGTGTTCGACAACATCCCCGGCGCCGGCAATGCGCTGTGGGTGAACATGGCGGCGGCCATCAACAACGGCAACAGCGTGGCGCGTCCGGCGTCGGTGCTGGTGTCGGCGGTGGCTGGCGCTGCCGTTGGCGTGCCGGCGTATGCCAGCTCGAACTTCGCAGGCGGTACTGACGGCGCCAACAACATCACCGGCGCGCTGCTGCTCGGCTCCGACCTGGGCAGCCGCACCGGCATGTACAGCCTGCGCAGTTCCGGCGCGGCGGTGGCCATGCTGACCGATTGCGACGACATCAGCACCTTCGCGGCCCAGGCCGCGTTCGGCCTGTCCGAGGGCATCTACATGGTCGGCGTGACGCCGCAGGGCGACAACCCGGCGGCTGCGGCGGCGGCCAAGGCGGCGGCCAACATCGATTCGTATGCGTTCAAGCTGCTGCTGGGCGACTGGGTCTACTGGAGCGATCCGGTCAACGCTATCACCCGCGTCATCTCGCCGCAGGCGTTCGTGGCGGGCCTGCTGGCCAACCTGTCGCCGGAGCAGTCCGGTCTGAACAAGGCCTTGTACGGCATCGTCGCCACCCAGCGCAGCCTGCAGAACCGCGCCTACTCGTCGGCCGAGCTGCAGGTGCTGGGCCAGGCGGGCATCGACGTGATCGCCAATCCGGTGCCGGGTGGCGCTTACTTCGGTACGCGATTCGGCCACAACACCTCGTCCAACCCGGTGACCAACGGCGACAACTACACCCGCATGACCAACTACATCGCCTATACGCTCAACACCGGCATGGGCAAGTACGTTGGCCGCCTGCAGTCGAGCCGCGCCGACGATCCGACCCGTCTGCAGGCCAAGGCCACGGTCGACGCCTTCCTGGCCAATATGCGGCAACAGGGCCAGGTGGCGGACTTCTCCACCATCTGCGACCTGAGCAACAACCTGGCGCCGCGCATCGCCACCGGCTACATGCAGATGGACGCCAAGGTGCAGTACCTGTCGGTGGTCGAGAAGTTCCTGATCAATATGGAGGGCGGCCAGTCGGTGCAGGTCGCCCGCACCAGTACCGTGGCCGCCAACTAAGGCGGTTTTCATTTTCATCCATGCCGCCTGAGGGCGGCTTTTTTATTTGGAGCGACATATGTCGGCAGCAAACCAAACCCTGGGCAAGGACATCCGCGTCGTCATCACGACGGCCACCGGCAACTTGAACATTCCCACCACGGCGATCATGAAGTTCGACGCCCAACCCGTCACCACCGAGGAGAAGCGCACCGGCCTGGACGGCGAAGCGCGCCACACGGTCACGCACAACGGCTGGAAGGGCTCGTTCGAAATCGACCGCTTCGACAGCACGCTGGACGACTTCTGGGCCCAGGCCGAAGCCAACTACTACAACGGCATGAACGTGCCGTACGGCTTCATCCAGGAAACCATCCAGGAGCCCAACGGCGGCGTCTCGCAGTACCGCTATGAAAAAGTGGTCTACAAGCTGACCGAGCTGGGCGCCCGCGAAGGCGACAAGACCGTCAAGATGAAACTGGAATTCATGGCCTCGCGCCGCTTGAAAGTCCAGTAAGCCGCGTGCTGCAAGGCGCGCGGTCATACGGCCGCGCGCCATTTTTTATCGAACAGGAACTGCAATGAACAAACCAACTATTTCCATCGAGACGGTGTCGGACGACATCGTCAAGGCCGCCAATGCGGTCGCCACCGTCGTTGCGGGCGGCCTGCGCATCGGCCTGAAAAAACCGAACGTGCTGCGCCAGTACCAGATCGTCGAGACGGTCGGCGCCTCGGCCCGCAACGAAGTCTACATGGGCATGGTCATGCCGCTGTTGTGGGTGACGCAGATCGACGGCGACGACCAGCCGCCGCCATCGACCAAGCGCGAGCTGGAAGCGCTGATCTCGCGCCTGGGCGAGGACGGCATCAGCGCCGTCATGAGCCACGTGGCGGAGCAGGCCGGCGTTGCCGTGTCCGAGGCCGCCGTAAAAAACTAGCACGGAACCCCGCATTCGCCACGGTGGTGTACCTGGTGAAGAACGGGGTTCCGTTCGATGTGGCGCTGAGCCTGCCGGAAGAAGTCGGCACCGCCTGGGCCATCGCCCTGGGCGAGCAAGAGGGCGGCGAATTCGATTTCGCCGCGATGCGTTGGAAGCCCAGGAAGTAAGGGCGCGATCTACAGGAGTTCCCATGGCAGGACCATACATATCAATGATCAATCTGCGGCTGACAACCGAGACCGGCCAGGCGCTGATCGATCTCGCCAAGCGGCTCAAGGACGTCGACGACGCCGCCAACAAGACCAAGACCGGCATGGCCGGGCTGGAAGAGGCGTTCAAGAAAATCAAGGAGAAGGGCGCATTCGGCAAGAGCGTGGCTGGCGTGGGCATGGGCATGTTCGAACAGCTCAGGAAGCCGTATGAGGAAGCCGCCAAGGCAGCCCAGGCCCAGGCGAGTTTCGAGACGCTCAACCTGGGCGCGCAAGCCAACGCCGATGTCTACGCCAAGGCCGCCGCCGTGTCGCACCAGGTGCTGGGCAGCGGCATCGCCGACAACATCACCCGCGTGCGCGAACTGCATGGCGTGTTGGGCGATCTGCCGCAATCGCTGGCGCTGTCGGGCGACTTTGCCCAGTACGCGTTCGCGGCCACCGCCGCCAATGGCGGCAAGGAGGTCGAGGGCCAGACCGTCAACGCCGCCAAGGCTTTGTCGCTGCGCGGCGGCAATCTGAGCGGCTCCGCACCGGCGCTGCGCGAGGAACTGGACCTGCAATCGCGGGTGAGTTTCGCCAGCGGCGGCAAGGTCGGCGGCGCGGAATTCGTCGCGGCAGGCAAGGCCGGCAAGCAAGCCTATCAGCACTACGACAAGGAATATTTGTACGGCCAGTTTTCCGCCTACATGGCGCAGACGTCCGGTGAAACGGCCGGCGCCAATGGCCAGGCCGCCTACGCGACGCTGGTCGGTGGCGGCATGGACGGCAAGGCCAAGGGCTTCCTGTCTCAGCTGGGCCTGTTGCAGACGCAGGGCAAGGGCCATCCCGGCCCCGCCGGCCTGAGCGCGGCCAACGCCGGGCTGATGGCGCAGCGGCCGGACAAGTTCATCGGCGAGGTGCTGGTGCCGGCCATGCGCAAAAAATACGGCAAGATCGGCAACGAACAGATGGCGTCGCTGCTGGAGAAAAAATTCGACCAGCCGACCGCGCGCTTCCTGGGCGACCAGATCGTCAACCAGCCGCGCCTGCAAAATCAGGCGCAGGCCTACCAGAAGGCCAGCGGCTACGGCGGCGCCTACCAGAGCGCGCTGCAATCGCCAAAGGGCGCGGAAATGGCGGCGGCGCAGTCCTGGAAAAATCTGCTGACAGTGATCGGCACCGCCTACCTGCCGCGCGTCGTTGACGGCCTGACGTCGCTCGCGCACGGCCTCGACAAGCTGAGCGCGCTGCTGGAGGAGTATCCGGCGCTGACCACGGGGCTGGTCTACGGCTTTGGCCTGCTGGCCGGCGCGCTGGCGATCGGCGGCACCATATCCATGGTGACTGCCAGCCTGGGTGGACTGGCTATGGCGGCCACCGCCATAGTTGCCTTGTCGACGCCTATCCTCCTGGTGGTGGCGGCAGTGGCCCTGCTGGGCGCCGGCCTGTACTTTTTACTGCGAAAGTCGCCTCCCAAGCCGGAGGCGCCGGATGCACATACACCGACCACGCGGGCGCCATTCGCCGCATCCGGGCCTTACCTGGCCGGCTCGGCGCCGCCGCCTGTGGGCACGCCGACGCCGGTCAAGCTGGCGCCCGGCGTGCCTTACCAGACCTTCAGCCCGGTGCCGCCGCCCATGCCGGCGCCGGTGTTCAAGGTCGAGAACAAGCTCGACTATCGCAACATCACCACCCGCATCTTCCAGGAGGCGGGCACGCGGATGGCGCGGCCACCAACCGGCCCCAACACTCACGACGGCAGCATGCACGCGCCGTCGGTCGCTTACGCAGGATAGACATCATGGCCAACACAGCATTTACCCTGACCCTGGGCAGCGAGACCTTCCAGGACTTTGAAATCCCAGAGAGCATCCCGCTCGGCGGCAAGCAGCAACTGGTGGCGCACCAGTTGCCCGGCGGCGTGCGCGTGGTGCAAGCGATGGGCGCCGAGGACGAAGCCATCCAATGGAGCGGCGTGTTCCTCGGCGCCACGGCGCTGCAGCGCGCCCGCGCCATCGACCTGATGCGGGTGGAAGGCAAGCCGCAGCAGCTGGCCTTCTTCGAGTACAAGTTCCGCGTCATCGTCAAGAGCTTCCAGTACAGCGTCGAGCAGCGCTACCGCGTGCGCTACACGCTGGAGCTGGACGTGATCGAAGACAGCACCCGGCCGCGGCCGGCCGCCAAGGCCGCCGACCTGAACGCCGCCATCAGCGCCGACGCCGCCAAGGCCGGCGCCATCGCGGCCAAGGTCGGCGATCCGAAGCTGACCGGCTTGCTGAAGACGATGAACGACAGCATCAAGTCGGTCTCCGATTTCGTCCAGGCCGGCAGCAAGGCCATCAACGGCGTGCTGGAGCCGGTACGCGGCGTGGCCACGCAGGTCAAGGGCATGATCGCCGAGGCCGGCGCGACGCTGCAAACGGTGACGACGCTGGGCGGCATCCTGCCCAACAACCCGGTCGCGCAGCAAGCCGCCAGGCTGACCAAGCAGCTGGACGCGGCCGTTAAGCTCCCGGACCTGCACCAGTTGCAAGCCGTGGTCGGCCGCATCGAAGCCAACCTGACGCGCGCCTCGGGCGCGGTGACGTCCTTGCAGAAAGTGGTGGTCGGCGGCGAGAACCTGTTCAAGCTGGCCGCCAAAACCTACGGCGACGCCACTAAGTGGATCGCCATCGCCCAGGCCAACAAGGTCACGGACCCCAATGTGAGCGGGGTGCAGAGCGTGGCGGTGCCGCCGTCGCCGGTGGATAGCGGTGGAGCACCCGTCCAATGATCAACCAGGCACAAGCAACCAATGGCGGCAGCCGGCCGCGCGGCATGGTGGTCGCCAACGGCGTGCCGTTGAGCGGCGTCCACAGCTTCGAGGTGGTCAACAACGCCTTCTTCCAGGCCGACACCTTTCATCTGACCTTGCTGCTGTCGGCTCAGCCGCCCGGGCGCGGTGTGGATTTCTGGTCGCGCCAGGAGCAGCTGGAGCTGGAGTTCCTGCTGGGCTTCCCGGACGATCCGGACAACCCGCGCAAGTCCGACCTGACCAGCTTCCTGCTGGGCTGCGCCGACGAGATCGAGATCGACCCCGGCGCCAACACCATGGTGCTGACGGGCCGCGACCTCAGCGCCAGGCTGATCGACTTCAAGCGCACCAAGGTGTTCAGCAGCGGCACGCTGGTGGCGTCCGATGTCGTCACCCAGATCGCCAAGGCGCAGGGCTTGACGCCGGTGGTGACGCCGACCACGGTGGCGGCCGGCGGCTACTATCAGATCATCAAGGCGCTGGTGGCGTCGGACGTGACCTACTGGGACATCGTCACCAAGCTGGCGCAGTACGAAGGCTACCAGGCCTATGTGCGCGGACGCGAGCTGCATTTCGAGCCGCGCGTGGCCAAGAGCGCCGACCCGTACGTGCTGCACTGGCAAGCGCCGCCGGCCGATGGCGGTGCGGCGGCGTCGAACGCGGTGCAGCTGAGCTTCCAGCGCAACCTGTCGCTGGCCAAAGATTTGCGCGTCAAGGTCTTGTCGTTCAACAGCAAGACCAACCAGGCAGTCAGCGAAGTGGCCGAGCGCAAGCGCGTGCAACAGCAGGGCGGCGTGGTCGTGCCGTTCGGCGGCGAGCCGCAGGAATACGTGCGTACCTTTCCCAATCTGGACGCCAGCCGGGCGCAAGCCAAGGCCAAGGCCATCCTGCAGGAATTGTCGGCGCACGAAATGAGCCTGTCGGCCGAACTGCCGGGCGATGTGCTGCTGATGCCCACCAGCCTGATCCAGGTGAGCGGCACCGGCAGCGCTTTCGACCAGGCGTATTACACGGCCTCGGTCACGCGCCAGTACGCCTACGACGGCGGCTTCCGCATGAGCGTGGCAGCCAAGAACCAAACCCCGAACTCGTGAACGGAGAACCTCGCATGAACACACTCATCAACAGCATCCGGCTGGTGTCGCAGACGGCTGGGCAGGGCCTGGCGCGCACCCGCATCGGCACCGTCACCAGCTACGACCCCAACACCTACAGCGCCAAGGTGCTGCTGCAACCGGAGGGCGTGGAAATCGGCTGGCTGCCGATCACCAGCGCCTGGAGCGGCAATGGCTGGGGCCTGTTCAGTCCGCCCACTTCGGGCGACACGGTGCAGCTGGAATTCCAGGAGGCCAGCATGGACGCCGGCCTGATCGTCGGTCGCTTCTACAGCGACCAGGCGCGGCCGTTGCCCGCGCCCAGCGGCGAGCTGTGGGCCGTGCACAAGAGCGGCGCGCAGTTCAAGCTGCTCAACAGCGGTGCAGCCTTGTTCAGCGACGGCCACGGCGCCAGCATCACGCTGAATGGCGACGGCAGCATCACGTCGGCGGCGTCGAGCTGGAACCACAGCGGCACGTTCAAGCTCAGCGGTGACGCCACCATCAGCGGCAAGCTGGCTGTCAGCGCCGATGCCTCGATCACCGGCAAGCTGGCCGTCAGCGGCGATGGCAGCGTCGATGGCAAGCTCACCGTCGGCGGCGATGTCCGGGGCGCCGGCGTCAGCCTGCGCACCCATACCCATCCTGGCGTGCAGTCCGGCCCGGGGATGACGGGAGCACCGGTGTGAGCGATCTTTCCCACTACATCGGCGGCGATCTGGCGCTGTCCGTCACCGGCGACCTGGCATTGAGCAGCGGCACGCTGGAAGGCCAGCAGCGCATCCTGCGGCGCCTGCTGACCAACGCCGGCGACTACCTCTGGCAGCTGGACTACGGCGCCGGCGCCTCGCAGGAAATCGGCAAGACGCTGGACGCCGGCCGCCTGCGCGCGCTGATCCGCGAGCAATTGTTTAACGAGGCCATCGTCTCACACCAGCCTGATCCGGTCATCCTGATCAGCCCTATCGACCATGGCATCAGCGTGCGCATCCAGTACGTCGATGCCGAGGTCCGGCAGCCGGTCAATCTGGCATTCAACATCAACAGGTAAGCCATGACTATCACAACCAAAACCTTCTCCACGCTGGTTGCCGACCAGGTGGCCGCGATCCAGGCCAAGACGTCCAGCCTGATCGACTTCACCGTCGGCTCCATGCTGCGCGCGCTGGTGGAAACCAACGCCGCCCTCGGCCTGTGGCTGCAGGCCATCGCGGTGCAACTGCTGTCGACCATGCGCGCCGCGACCGCCAGCGACGCCGACCTCGACAGCTGGATCGCCGACTACGGCCTGGCGCGGCTGCCGGCCTTGCCGGCGGTGGGCGCCGTCACCTTCGCCCGCTTCACGCCGACCAGCCAGGCGCTGATTCCGTTCAGCACGCAAGTGCGCACCGCCGACGGCAGCCGCGGCTACACGGTCACGGCCGACAGCAACCATCCGGCCTGGACGGCGGATGGCTATGTGCTGGCGGCCGGCGTGTCCAGCCTGACGGTGCCGGTGCGCGCCAACGTCGCCGAGGCGGCGGGCAACGCCGGCGCCGGCCAGGTCAGCGTGCTGTCGCAGGCGGTGACGTATGTCGACACCGTCAGCAACGCGCTGTCGTTCTCCGGCGGCGCCGATGCCGAAACCGACGCCGCGCTGCGAACCCGCTTCGTGGTCTACATCGCCTCGCTGTCGCGCGCCACCCGGGCCGCGATCGGCTACGCGATCAGCTCGGTGCAGCCGGGCACGGTCTACACCATCACCGAGAACCAGCAGTACAACGGCACGGCCGATCTCGGCTACTTCTACGTGGTGGTGGACGACGGCTCCGGTGCGCCGTCGGCGGGCTTTCTCAACGCCGTCAGCAGCGCCATCGAAGCGGTGCGGGCGATCACCACGCGCTTCGGCGTGTACACGCCGGTGATCGTGCCGGTCGCCGTGTCGCTGGCGGTGACGCTGGCCGCCGGCTACGACACCGTCGCCACGCGCGGGCAAGTGCAGGCCGCGATCCAGAACTACATCAACGCGCTGGCGCTGGGCCAGACGCTGACCTACACCCGGCTGGCGCAGGTGGCGTATGACGCTACGCCCGGCGTCACCAACGTGACGGCGATGCAGCTCAACGGCGGCAGCGCCGACGTGGCGGTGACGGCGCGGCAGGTGCTGAAGTTCTCGACCGTGACGGTGTCCTGATGGCGGCCGGGGACAACGGCGACATCGTCGCCCGCCTGAAGGCCACGCTGCCGACCTGGTTCAGCGACAGCACGCCGGTGCTGGACGCCTTGCTGTCCGGCTGGGCGGCGAGCTGGTCTTTTGTGTACGCGCTGCTGGCCTACGTCAAGCTGCAAAGCCGCTTGCTGACCGCCAGCGATGGCTGGCTGGACATGATCGCCGGCGACTTCTTCGGCCTCGGCTTGCAGCGTCAGGCGTACCAGACCGACCAGAGCTACCGGACGGCGATCCAGGCCAACATCTTCCGCGAGCGCGGCACGCGCGCCGGCGTGATCAAGCTGTGCCAGGACATCACCGGCCGCACGCCGATCCTGATCGAGTCGCGGCGACCGCAGGACTATGGCGCGTATGGCCAGCCCACCGGCTTCTACGGCCAGGGCCGCTACGGCACGCTGAGTACGACGCCGTACGAGTGCTTCGTCAAGGTGTACCGGCCGCTGTCGGGGACGCCGCAGTACGGCATCGCCGACGCCGACATCTACGCCGCCATCGACGCGGTACGGCCGCACAACGTGACGGTCTGGGTGCAGCTGCTGTAAGGGCTGCTGCGTTTTTTTTAACAAGGCCGCTACCCGCGGCCTTTTTTCTTTCAGGAGCAGTATGGATCGCGCAACTGTTTATAACGGCGAGGAACTGATCGAGACCGACATTTTGAACGGCAACAAGTTCGCCATGATCGGTCTCGCCAAACTCGCCCAGGCCGTGCTGGGCACGGCGCCGGTGTTGCAAGGCCTGGCCTGCACACCGGGCACGGGCCTGACGGCGGCGATTGCCGCCGGCCAGGTGTATCAAATGGCGGCGGTCGATGCCACGCCGTATTCGTCGCTGGGCGTCGACTCGCGCCAGGTGCTGAAGCAGGGCATCCTGGCCGACCCGATCGCCGTGCCCGTTCCCGCGCCGGGCACGGCCGGCAAGTCGATCAACTATCTGGTGCAGGTGCAGTTCCAGGAGGTTGATACGGGGGCGCTGGTGCTGCCGTTTTATAACGCCAGCAATCCGGCTATACCGTACAGCGGTCCCGGCGGTTTGGGCACGTCGAGCATGACCATCCGCAGCGGCAAATGCGCGGTGCAGGTTAAGGCAGGCGCGATGGCCAGCACCGGCTCGCAAGTCACGCCGACGCCCGACGCCGGCTGGATCGGCGCCTACAGCGTGCAGGTGGACTACGGCATGACCACGGTGCCGGCGCCGAACATCGCGCCGGTGGCGGGGGCGCCGTTCCTCACGCTGGCGCTGCCGCAGGCGGCGCCGCTGTCTCAGGTCCAGAACAATGGCCTGTGCTACGCCGTCGATGCCGGCGCGGCGAACGCCTACGCGGCCGCCTACAGTCCAGCGGTGACCGTGCTGACGGATGGCATGGTGCTGGAATTCAAGGCGGCCAACGCCAACACTGGCACCGCGACCTTTTCGCCCGATGGGCTGGCAGTCAAGGCAATTATTGGCGGCGCACATGCGCCGCTCCAGGGGGGCGAGATCGTTGCAGGCGGAGAGGTCGAGCTGATGTGGCACGCCACGCTGAATTCCTGGGTACTGCTGGGATGCACTGGCGGCGCGCTCCAAGTCGGAGCAGCAACGCAAAGTAGGCACGCCGTTTCACTCAGCCAGGTGCTGTCGCTGGTGGGCGGGATGAATTCACTTTCTTATTTTATGGGACAACTCTAAATGGCTACAGGACTTTTGGGAAAGGTCGCGCTCGCGGCGACCACCAACACGGCGGTGTACACCGTCACCGCGGGCAAGAGCGCGACCGCGAATATCCGTGTGATCAACCGCGACTTGATCAACTCGGTCACGCTGCGGCTCGCCATGTGTCCGCCAGGCTATACGGCCCCAGCGGCACCTGCCAATGCCGATTACATAGAGCCAATTGACTTGGTTCTGCCAGCCGGTGGTGTACTTGAGGAATCGGCGATGGCTATGAGTGCTGGCGAGGTCGTGGTGGCATATGCGAGCGCGGCCACCGTCACGGTTCGCGTTTATGGTTTTGAGAGCTAAGGAGAAAGTTTATGGGTCGTTCAATTACTGCGTCAACCTCGTTGACCGCAACCGTGCTCGGCATCCCCTTGGGGGGCTATGCCGATGTTTTTTCCTCTGGGGTCAATTACAAGGCGGTTGGCTCGATTCTTTCGCGTGCAGCCTACCCCGACTTTTCTGCCGCATTCCCTGTGTCTGGCGTCGGCACCTATGTCGCCAACCAGCAGATAATTGACTCATCCAATCGCTCGGCCGTCGCTTTTGGTAACGGCATTTTTGTCGCGGTTGGAAGCGACGGAGTCATTTCATCTAGTGCCAACGGAATATCATGGACCAAGCAAGTTTCCCCTGGTTCTAGCTATGCCGCCGTGATATTCGCAGGCAATCAGTTCGTAGCCGTCGGCGGCGGCGGGTGTGCGACCAGTCCAGACGGCGTCAATTGGACGGCTCGCCCGATACCTGCCCATCCGACGGCGTGGACATCAATCGCATACGGCAACGGAGTGTATGTCGCCGTCGGCGGACCATACAACACGGTGGTCAACAGCGTGAGCGCGACGAGCACGGATGGTATAACGTGGACGCAGCGGGCCATGCCGATCGCGTCAACATGGAGTCGCGTGTCTTTCGGCGCGGGCACCTTTGTCGCGTTGAGTACTACTAATTCAAGCGTCTATGCGACCAGCGTTGATGGCATTGGATGGGTCCAGCGGGCGATGCCGGCGGCAGGGAACTGGGAATGTCTCATATACGCCAACGGTATCTTTCTGGCGATTGCTAGCGGCGTTGGGAAACCTGCAACCACGACCGCAGCGACCAGCGCGGACGGCTTTAACTGGACAGTCCGCGCTATGCCGACGGGGTCTTCGTGGTCGGACGTGGCTTTTGGAAATGGGGTCTTTTTTGCGGTGAGCAATAACGGAGGCGGCGTAGGAACCATAGCAGCATCTAGCCCTGACGGAGTCACCTGGGCTCAGCGGATTATGCCTTCGGCCGTTTGGACTGCGTTGGCCTTCGGCGCTGGGCAATTCGTAGCTGTATCCGGGAACGGCGCGTCGACCATCGCGGCAAACGTCTATGTCGAGGGTGCGACGAGTGCATATATTTACATCTCCGGCACAGCTGGAAAAATTGTGAGGGTCTTATAATGGCTATGCAATATCTCCTGGACGCCAATGGTTTCTTAACCGGGATCTACGACGGGCCGCTTATCCAGCCTAATGGCACTACGGTTCCGCCTACTTACGTTCTTGGTATGACACCGCAGTTCCAGAAGGAGAAGGGGGCCTGGGTCAATCAGAGCGCGTTGCCGCTGCTGACGCCAATGACGCTGTACATGGCCTTCACGCCCGGCGAGAGGATCACGATCAAGGCGTCCAACGACGCCATGGTGAAAGAGTTCTGGTCGATGTACCAGCTGTCGGTACAGCTCGACAAGCCTACCGACCCCAACCTGGCCTCGGTGCGCGACATCATCGCCTACCTGGCCAAGCCGGCGTCGCCCGGCCCCGGCGGCGGCATCCTCGCGTCGCCGGAGCGGGTGCAGCAGATTTTGGCCGGCATCCCGCAGTAAATAGCTACGTTCAACACCACAGCCACCTTCGGGTGGCTTTTTTTATGCCTGGAGAACATGCGCATGACACACGAAACCATCGAAACCGGCGCCGCCATGCTGGCCAAGACTGCGCCGCCCATCGCCGTCGTCGGCGCCGAATACATCGGCATCACGCTGCCCGAACTGGTCCACCTGGCGACCCTGTTCTACGTCGGCCTGATGATCGTCCACAAGTGCTGGCACATGTGGAAGGAATGGAAGACCGGCAAAATCACGCCCGAGTCGGAAGGGGAGCTGCCATGACCCCCGCCGACTTCATCGCTGCCATCGGTCCCGCCGCCCGAGCCTCGGCCGCGCGAACCCGGGTGCCGGCCAGCTTCGCGCTCGCCGAAGCGGCGCTTGAATCCGGCTGGGGCGCGTCGCAGCTGGCGCTGCAAGCCCGCAACCTGTTCGGCGTCAAGGCCGACCCGGCCTGGCGCGGCGACGTGCTGCTGATGCCTACCCGCGAATTCGTCAAAGGTCAGTGGCAGATGCAGCCGGCCCGCTGGCGCAAGTATCCGGATTGGCAAGGTTGCATCGACGACCACGCGGCCTTCCTGCTGGCCAACCGGCGCTACAAACCGGCGTTCTCCTGCCGCGGCGGCGAGGCGTTCGCGCGCGCGGTGGCCGCCGCCGGCTACGCCACCGATCCGCAATACGCCGACAAGCTGATCGCCGTGATGCGCGGCCGCCAACTGTCGATCTTCGACCGTCCGGAGGCGCTATGAAATCCGCCTTCCTGACACCGCTGATCACCGAGTGCGTCGACGACCTGGCCGCCGGCGGACGCGGCACCTGGCGCGTGATGGCGCCATTCCGCTATCAATCTGAAATCCTCGGCCGGGTGATTGAAGTCGAGGCCGGTTTCCTGACCGACTACGCCAGCGTGCCGCGCCTGCCGGTGCTGTACCTGCTGTTCGGCGACACGTCGCACAAGGCGGCCGTGATCCACGACTGGCTCTACCATCACCACGAGGTGTGCGACGAAGCCACCGCCAACCGCGTGCTGCGTGAGGCGTCGGAAGCCGACGGCATTCCGGCCTGGCGCCGCCTGGGGATTTATCTGGGCGTCCAAATTGGCGGCACGCCGTCATGGAGGGCGGACGGTCCCGCTTAA